AATTAGTAGGTGATTTTTCACTTGTATCTATAGTCCATATATAATTTGAATCGTTTTGATATCTCTCCCAAGAAACTGCCGTTAAATCTGATATTGTGGTTGAACTTCTATAAATATAGGTTTCTATTGTAGCAACTTGAGCGTTATAAGACTGCCAATCTAAACTTAATTGGATAACATCCCCTTCTTGGATATTATCTGTCGCTACTGCTCCTCCTCGTAAAACAGTAAGAGAAAAACCATCTTCATTAATAAAAGGTTCTCTAAAATCTAAAGTTAAGTAATTAGTTTTTGTTAAAGTGTATGATTGACCAAACACATCTCTAAAAGTAATTCTTAAATCAATACTGTTGGTAGTTTCTAAATCTAATTCAAGAGGATTCTCTCCATTTAATAATTGAGTTTTATAAAAATTTTTATTGTAAGTAAAATATAACCTTGAGGCTGAACTATCGTTACTATAAATTGGAATAATATTTAATGTCTTTGAACCTTTAACAAAGTCAAAAGATAAACAACTTGTAGGCAATTCAGTACCATCATAATTTTTTTTCGCAGAACTGTAAGATAGCGTTTCAAAAAAATTATATAAAGTTATAATAAATGAGCCATTGTCAGTATATGGTTTTAAAATATTTGTTTGACTACTAATATCAGAACTTGTTAAAGTTGCCCCTCCGCTCTTATAAGGTAAACCAGCGGAAGTAATTGTGAAAGTTTTAGTAGCGCTACCAATAACTCTATTAATAGTAAAAGTTAAAGTATATACCGTATTTATATTTGTATTTGTAATATTTATTTTAAAATATCCATTTGTTTTATAATTGCTAATTGTATCTGAAAGGGTAGATACAGTAGCATTATTAGTAATACTTGTTGTTACAGAAGTTACGCTACTATCTTTTGTTGCCACAATAGAAGCTTGATTATAAAAATGGTTCGCCGTAGAATAATCGACATTAGATGTTCCATATTGATTAATGAAATTACTTATCGTTGGGATAGGAGCAATAACAAAATTGGTGCTATCCCAAGCAGTATCACTGTCTTCAATGCCATCATTACATTTTGCACCAATCTGATAAACTATATTACTTAATGTTTTAAAAGTACTATTAGAACTTAAATCATGCGTAACAGTAGTATTATTATTAACACCTAAATTAACTGTAGTCCAACTTGATACTGAACCAGAACTTGGTATTGTAGCGTATCTTCCATACCAAGTAATTGTACTTCCAGTTTTACTTAAAGTAGCAGTACCAGTAACTTGTGTATAGAAATTTTTATAACTATTATTAGTCAATAAATCAGAAGTGTATAATGTTCCAGCACCTTGAGAAGAAATAGAGATGGTCGGTTTTGTATTTTTTGTAATTGCTTTAGAAGTATACGAAGAACTATATTCTAAACCATCATAGCTATAAAAGTAATATGTTGTTGTATTACTAATACTAATAGTATCACCACTACTAATTTTTGTTTTAGTCCCTTCAGCAGAAGTAGAATAATAAAAACTTGTAGTTTGACTATCGGGATCTGTCGCACTTAAAGTAAAAGTAACTGAACCACCACTACTTGGTACTGTTGTTTTATTTGGAGTAACGGTTGGAGCTGGTGGTAATTGATTTACTTTGCTTGTAGCATAAGCAGAGGAAATACCTGAACTATATCCAGAAACAGAACCGATCGACTGGACTTTAAAATAATAATTATTCCCCCTGGTTCCAGACATTGTTATATTAACACTTGTTGAAGTTGAATCTGTATAACCATCATAAGTGCTTGTAGTAGGAGAACTGCCATTCCTATAAAATACTCTATATTTACTTATTGCATTATTAGTACCAGCAGATGCACCACTCCAACTAATTGTAACATTATTTCCTTGTTTTACAATACTCGCATTTGCAGTTACTGAAGTCGGCGCCGTACAAGCCGTATAACCAGCTCCAATAGATAAATCTTGAGTATAATAACGAAGTTTATTAACACTTAATGAACTACTTTTCTTACCTATAAAAGCATAGGCATTGGTACCTAAAGCATCAACATCTGTACTTGATTTAGACAAAAACAATGCACAGTTACTATATGTTACGGCTTCATTATTTGTAATTGTCCAACTTGCGCTAAATATTTTACCAGAAGTAGGTATTGAACTTTTATTTAATGGTGCAGAAACTATTTTTATACCATTACCAAAAGAATTACCATAATTACTAACATATGTAGTAGTGCCATTTGTATTAGCTGGAGTAACATTATATCTTAAATGTGCGTATAAACTATTGTTTGTATCAGCTGAGGAACCATTACCATAAATGGTTCCTGAAGCCTTAACTGTTATTGTACTACCACTTCTTGAAATAGATAATGAATAAGTACAATAAATATTATTTGAACTATAAGCATAAATTGTTGCCATATCATTCTCCTTTAATCAGATACATATAAATCGTATCCATAGTTATTACTTTCATATTTCAATTTGTTTCCAAAATTTATATTATTTTTAACCTGTACTAAATTTGTAGATAATAATATTTGATTAATATTTTGAGTAATATTATTATTTTCATCAATACAAATTGAATAAAAATTGGCGCCATTAGAAATATTCCAAGTTAAATATCCTAAGAGAGTATTTATCTCTCCTTGTTTATATGCTTGAATTAAACTTTCAGATAATTTTAAGAAATTAGAGTCCGTAGAGTCCGTAGAGTCCGTAGAACCCGTAGAACCCGTCATAATAGAAGTAGCATTTAGCTGCTCTCCATTAAAGAAAATCTTGTTTTCTTCAATTTTTATAAAGTTCGAAGCTCCACCATCAATAGAAAAACCATTAGAATTTAATCTTAAAGTTTCTGTTTCAATTTGTTCCCCAATTTCTCTTGTTTTAAATACTATACCCTTAACAGTGTCATAAATATTTAACGCCGCTGTTTCTGTTTCTGTTCCACCAAATAATCTAATTGCATATAAATCACTTGCTTGTATAATACTATTAGTAATAATACTTCCTTCAAATAATCCTTGCGCAGCATATAATGAGCCATTTTCTGTTACTTGAAATTTTGAATTTTGAATACTCTCAGCATTAGTACCAGTTGAACCAGCCCAAAATACAATTTTAGAATTATCTGATGTAGATAAATCATTAAATTTTATAGCATTTACACCACTCAATGTATTAACGCCAGCATATGAATCGTTATTTACTTGAGTTGTTAAACTACCAGTAAGATAAACATTTTCACCGTATAATCCAAAACCATGAATACCTCTATCTTCTAATAGAGACAAATTACCAAGTAATATTTTTGGAGTAGAATATTGTGGCTCATAGGTATTTGGATCAATATAACTTAATTCAGCAAAAGTAATAGCATTTGGTTGTAAATTTTTGTTTATATTATTTTGTGAATTTACGCCAATTAATAGATTGTTTGTAAAAATATCATCTTCAATATCAGCCAAATGAATAATTGTTGTAGCATCTAAAATACTATTTGCTTTAATATCTATTACATATTGTTGATTATTTTCATCTATATTAGTTATATATCCATAAATATTTAAACCGTTATCGTTTGTTAATAAAACATAAGAGCCAATTTTTAAGTTAATACTGGTAATAGTTTTAAAAGTAGTATCATTAATAATTTCAATCTGTGCGCTTTCTCTAAAGAACATCGCGCCGCCAACACTTTGAACCTGTCCAGTTTCAAAAACTCCAGAATGAATTGTGCCAGTAATATCAACATTAGAAAAAATAGAGCGCTCAGGAGTAATAGTAAAATTCGTTCCATAAATTTTTGAATTAACTCCATCAATAGTAATACTACCAAATTTTGCAATACCATCATTTTTAATACTAATATAACTATTTTCACTACCATCTGTTACTTCTATAAAACGACCTAAGTTAAGATCTGGATTATATATATAACTATTACCAAGTTTAATATAATTACTAATTACTGCGCCTTCACCAAGTTCAATATTATTAACTTTAATAATTCCAGAATTGGTTATTGGATCATTAATTAATTCTATACTACCATTAGAAGTGTATTCATAATAGGTTTTTCCTTCTTCAAATATCGTATCGGTAGTTATTATATATTCTTCATCTATTAACTCATAATAAACCTTTCCAGATATATAATTTGAATCTTCGGTTTCTTTATATCCAGCTGATACAATAGAATTTTCATTAATTTTAAAACCACCAATAGTACCACTATTTGCCTTTATTATACCAGTAAATTCACCATCTGTTGCATAAACAGTTCCTTTAAATATACCATTTGTAGCATATACGTTCCCAGTAAAAGTGCCGCTACCTTGTATAGATAAAGTTCTTGAATCTTCATTATATTCAAGTAACGTAATTTTAGGGTAGTATTCATAATAAATTTTTTCTGCATCAAATGATGTATCAGTTGTTTGTACATATATATCATCAATTAATTCATAATATATTTTTCCAGTTTCTAATGTACTATCTTTTGTTATTATATATTCACTATCTCTATTAATAACGAAACCACCATTATTAATAGTTAATCCATCTGCATTAAATACTAAGGCTGTTGAATCAATAGAGGCTGTAACGTCATAAGCATTTAATGAGAAGGTAGCAAGATTTTTAGAAATAGCATAAGAAACTTGAACTGTTTTTGTATATAAAGCTATATTGCTGTCTAAAGAATAAAATTCAAATTTTAATACAGTTTCTTCATTTAGTAATAAATTAAGTAAATTATTTAAATTATCATCTGTGAATTGTTCTACTTGTACAAAATCAGAAATATTAAAAATCCAACTATTAGTTAATGAGTCAATATATAAATAAGGTTGTATTTCTGTTAATGTAGAATTAATTTCAGTCCAAGTATTAGAATTTAAAAAGTAAAATTTCATAATATAGTTACTTGGATTTAGTATAATTTCTTCTTTCTCTAATATTTGTTTAACTTGAATATTAAGTAGATCAACATTAAAATGAAGAATTGAATTATTCTTACTATCTCTAACATATTGTTTCTGAATATAATCTTGATTTGTTATAATTTCATAATAAGCTGTATCAACACCTGATATTTTTTGAATAGTTGAAACATTTGAAAATTGTGTTGATGCTCCATTAATTGTTTCAGTTATAGTAACTTTATATATACTACTTGAATCTGATGTAACATCACTATTTTTAATTATTAAACTATTACTATTTGCTCCACTAATGATATTACCATCTTTAAACCACTGATATGTTAAAGTTCCAGTTACTTCATTTAGTGTCGCAGTTAATGTAATATTATCTGGAGTATTTGATAAAAATACAAAACCACCATTTGAAATAATTTCAACTCGTTTAGTATTTGAAACTATAGAAGCAATATTCATTCCACCAATGGTTCCACCGGTTGCATAAATTGTACCACTAAATTCACCATCAGTAGCTTTAATAGAGCCATCTTCATATACTAAAAATTTATTATTAGCATTAATTACTTCGTTTTTCCCGCCTTCAACAGATGCACCTAATTTACCAATACCAACCGAATAATTATCGCTTGTTTCAACATTTAATCTATTTTTTAGCCATAATGTACCGTCACTATTGGTTTCCATTACTTTCGCACCATCTGCATTTGTAATAAATAATCCATAGATGGGGTTGTTTTGTGTGCCTATATTACCAATCTTTATTCTATTTCTTGTACCATCATTAACTACAAAATCATCTATTGAAGAAATAGAAACATACCCGTTTCCATATTTATTCTTCATAAAGAAGCCTTTCCAAGTTAATCCAAATTTGCCAGTTTCCCAAATTTCATCTTCTGTTTCTGGCAACCAAGCACCTGATAATTCTGTGTTTATACCATATAAACCAAATCTATCAAATCGGACAAAATTTCCATCATTAACATTACTTATTACTCCATCTAATAATTCGTAATAAAAAGCATTGATTCCATATTTATCCCATTTAAATGTTGGATAATTACCATCCATGATATTTATTTTATCAGTAGTAATAATGCCGCTTGTTAAATATCTTGTTGAAATACCACTACCAGTAATACCTAAATACCAATTTTCGCCGCCGTCTTCAGTAATTTGAATACCCTTAGAACTAATACGGACTATTTTATTTGGATCGCTCGTATCAACAACGGTCATACCAGTAGTATCATAAACCACTGAATCATTCTTCGCCGCCCAGGCTAAATTCTGGTTTAAATTAAAGCTATTTTGAAGTGTTTCTCCCTCAATTTCTCCAGTAGAAGTAAAACTATCCGCAGCTTTGTTATAAGCGCCTGTAGTATATTGAAGACTTTGTGTTGTAGCTGTAATACGTTGGAATAAATCTTCAAACTGTGTTTTATAGTTTTGTACCTTAAAACTATCTTTTTCAGGAGAATCAAAATTAGAGGTAATTTCTGATACTAAGACTTTTTCTTTATAAGGAGTTTTTATACCATTAATGATAGTATATCCAAAAAATTCTGTATCTTGAATAAAAGAAATATCTCCTAAATTAAAAACTTTATTCCTAAACTCTTCAAGCGCGCTAAGTCTTAAAACCGAAATATTATAAGAAATTTGTGGACGAGAAGAGGTATAAGCAGTGCTAACAGCATCAAGATAATATAAATTATCATCATAATAATCTTCAGAAGTCCAAGAACCTTCTTGAATGAAACGAGAATATTTCTCATAGAATTTTTTATCAAGGGCTTCAATTTTATCTATATATTCTTCTTGTTGAGCAATTAAACCATTTTCACCATTAATATAATTATTTAAATTTTCAACACTAATATTTAAATTATTTAATTGTGCAGAATACTGTTTTAAAGAATTTTTTAGATTATTTCTAACAATCCACAAATCCATTGCTGTTTCATTATCTGAATGTTTTTGTAGATATGTCTTTACTTTAGATTCATTAAAAATTGTATAACCAGCAAGATAAGCTAAATCACTTTCAACGCTTGTAATTTCTTCACTTGTTTCTTTAATAAGTATGTCATAAGTTTTTTGTAAAGATTCTTGCTCTGTTAATTCATTTTCTTTTTCTTTGAGTAATTCTGTTATAGCATCATAACTTGTATTATATTTATTAAGCCAATAATAATATCCAATTCCAATTTGTTCAACGCTTGAATATAAATCTTTATTAATTTGTCCTTGACTTAACAAACCTTGTGTGATGTAGTAATCAAAATTTAAAATATAATCCACTCTTGGATAGTTTTCACTCGCGCGGGCGATAGTACAAAAACCATCTTTTCCGTATTCATTATTATTTTGAGAAACTATAACTTTAGAAGTAATTGAATCAGAATTAATTGTACGAGAAATAGTTTTTAGGTCTATACCATAGACAAAACCGATTCCAGTTTCAACGCCGATTTCACTTACAAAAGTTACCCATTTTTGTGGGACACCATTTTTATAAATAATACGCCCGGTTTCTTCATCATGTTCAATCTCGAATTTTATCCAACATTCAAAAGTTTCAGCTAAAGACTGTAGTAGATTAAATCTATTAGAATTTTTACCAGTAATACTTCTGATTTTTTCGTAATTCTCATTATAAATTGGAGTTAGATTATTAGAAATATATTCTTTTGAGCTAACTTCATCCCCACTATATAGATATACTAAATCACTAATTTTAATAACTGATTGACCAGCTTCATAAAATTTCCAAATAATATTAGCGTAAGATTGTGTGTTAAAACTACCAGGATTAATACGAATTTGGGAAATTTCAGCACCCAAACTCTTCCAATAGGTAGTATTAGTAGGAATAATTCCATCATTATCTCTAATACAAATATAATAATTACTATTATATAAAACTACATCGTCTTCAACAAAAGTTTTAGTAGAGCTATATTCTTGAGTAACTGGTGTCCCAGAAGCATATTTAAAAAATTGAATATTTTCAATCCAACGAGTCCCAGAAGAACTATTAGAATTATCAATAAATAAACCTAATTTAAGTAATTCTTCATAAGTTACGCTTGTTGAACAAGTTAAAGTATATTCAATCCAATCTCCATTAGCAGAAGCAGAACTAACTGAAAAATAATTATTTCCACTTCTTGTATAAGTATTAGTCGAAGCATTAAGGGTATATTTGCCTATCCATGGAGTTAAATATATATTAGAAGTAGTACAATATGTTCCAGACGGCGCGCCATTAGAATCAGTCATAGCTTTAACTCTAAAGATATATTTTTCATTTTTTGTAAAGCCATCATTTATATATGAGCGAAAATCTTTTATACCACTGTTATATGCTACTAAAGATTTTGGAATACTTAAATAGCTTTTTGCTTCATAATCTGTAGTAATGTTAGCTGTAAACAATGGATATAATTGAAATGTTATTCCACTACCAGACCAGCCAGTTGTAGAGCCAAAATCTTGACTATTTGTAATATAATTATTAACAGTTAATACATCATCATATTTTGTTTCAGTATATCCAAATACAGTCTTATCAGTGTCTTTTTTAGTATATTTATAAACATATTTATCGGTTAATGGATCTAATACTTGAACTTGAGAACGAACTAATCTTTTTGCATGGTATCTTTCTGATACTTCAGCACTTTTTGAAATATAACAAATAATCGTTCCATCTACACTAATTTGCCAAGATGGAATACTATTATATGTAACTTCTTCCCAAGTAGCATTAACTGATAAGCATTCACCACTATCAACCAACATACTACTCTTATCTGTTAAAAATGCTTGCGTATCATCATACCAAAATTGGAAAAAATCTGAACGATTGGTAAATGTAGAGTAAAATACTAAAATTTTATTTCCTGCCGTTACTGTAACGCCTTCTTCGGTAGGAAAGTCATTTACGGTTAAAACCTCATATATTGGTTCTTCAACATATTGTTTAATAACATCACTTGCGCCGAGTTGCCAATCTGTTCCTTCCAATATAGTAGAAGCTAATTCATTAACAGTCCCTTGATTATTTTCTAATTCTGTATCAAAAATTAAATCAAAACCAGTCTTACTAAGTTCATTAATAAACAAATCTTTACAAGTATAAGTAATTGATTTACCATTTGAATCTTCTTGGCAAGATTTAATAACTAAGTCATACCATTTATTTTTCCAGAAGCACTTAACTTTTCTTTCATTGACCAATAGTCCAAGCATTGGATTTTGTTCTTTTTTACCAGTTTCAGTATTAATAAATTGATAATACATTTTAAATGTAAGAGTGTTTGTACCATTAACATTACTTACCAATTTTGGTTCAGTCGCGCGCCACTGAGCAGTCATATTATCTGAGCCTATGGTAGCAATTTTTCTCTCTTCATAATGTTCTGGAATTAAATTTTCTCCCTCTCCTTGGGCAGATACTATATAATCTTCCCAAAGACTAATTTCATATCTATCCTTTTTTATGCTCATTTATTAAGCCTCCATTTTAATAATAAAGATAATCATACTCTATTTTTACACAGTTCGCGCCGACTGATAATAATTGACTTTCACCAGTTGGTATTTTAAAGAAATCTCCACTTGTAATAAATTTATTATATAAGGTTCCAGTAGGTTGGAAATTTTCATCACAGCCTTCTATCAAATTTGCTTTACTATTAATTCTAATATAAGTATCTGTGACATTATCATTAGAGCTAAAATCAAAACTCAAAATATTTGAATCTATATATACTCTACTTAATTCAGCCAAAGAAATCCTTGCATAATAAGCGAAAAAGTCTGTTTCTAAATCTCCAGGATTATATAGGTTTATAGTTGTACCAGTTCCATCATAACTTCCTTGTTCAGTTAGTAAACCACTTGCTGTTGCCCATTCTTCTTTGTTTGAATCAGAATATTCAGATAAATATTTTTTAGAGCAGCGCGCGAATGGAAAATAAGCAATAAATTGAAGGGAACCCTCTCCTTTATACACTCTATCTACTGTCATTTCACCATTATTTTTAGTTATATTATCAAAACAAATAAATTTTAATGTAGGTGTACCACTGGTTTTCACCATATATGTTTTATATGGAGCTTCATCAAATACTAATGAATGTATTTGTTTATCACCTAACCATTGTTTTAATTGTCTAAATTGTGTTTCGGTTAATTCATCTGTGGCAACTGAAATCGGAATTTGTCTTTGTGTATAATTACTTCCGAAATAATATGTTCCATCTCCTCCAGGTATTTGTACTGTTTTATCAGTAGAAGTGGGAAGTAGATTTTCATTAAATCTACTTCCATCACTTGTTCTTATAATACCCATATCTGAAGAATGGACTCCGTTAAAAGTAAAACCAATAAAGTCTCCACTTAAAGCCATTCTCAGGTCCTCCTTATCTCAATAAGTTTATTGCATTTACATTACGATAACGAGCATCATTATTGATTTCTTCTTTAACTTTCTGAATCATTTTTTCTACATCGTAATCATTAGCAATTTCTTCTACTGTTATGTGGAAATCGTAGTAATTGTCTCCACTATTTTTTGTTTGTGATGAACTTCCCTTTAAAATATCAGAAAGTACATCTTTTAATACAATAAAGTTTTCAGTATCTTTAGCATTTAATACTAATTCTGGTTTAGATTTGCTACCATCTAACCAAGCTAACCCAGTATAGTCTGCTAAACCACCAGTAAGATATTTTTTAGCCTTGAACTTTTCACGAGTATTTTTTCCAACAATACCATCTTGTTTAATACCCATTGCTTTTTGGAACGCCCTTACTGCTTTAGCAGTATTTGAACCAAAAATACCATCTACTGATGAGGTTCCTGAATTACCATAACCTAATTTATTTAGTGCATATTGAATAGCTTTTACAGCGTTTCCTTTTGCACCTTGTTTAATATTCCCAGAAGTTTCGCTTGCCTTCCCATAAGGATAAGTTTCTGCTGGAGTAGATGTTGGAGTAGGTGCGGTTGGAGTTGGTTTTGATGACAAATCTTTCTTCGTAGTAATTGTATTATTAACAATGTCCGCGCCACTAATATCTGAACCAGAAATAGTAACTTTTCCATTAGACCAAGTATCATTAGATGAATTATAAGTCATATTACTATACTTGTTACCTTTTGAATCGGTTAATGTATATTTATCACCTTTGTACATACTATCTGCGGCAGCGAGTTCGGCGTTGCCAGCATTACCTTTATTCCAAAGAGCGTTCCATTCTCTCATAAGAGAAATTTTTTCTGCTTCCGTTTTATCATTAAAATCTTGAATTTCTTTCCACAACTCTAACGCTTCGGTTTCATTCATAGCTTCAATAATACTATTGAAATAATCACTACTCTGCCAATAATCAAGCTGTTTTTGCATTAAATCAATTTGTTTTTGACGAGCCTCAGCAGCTTCATCATTTTGTTTACTTAATCTATCAATTTCTTGATCAATTAAAGTATCACTATACGATTCTCTTGCATCTTCCAATTCTTTTTCAAGTTGCTTAATTTCAAGGTCATTCGCACCAGAAGTATCTCTGCGTAAAAATGCTAATCTTGCTTCTTTTTCAGCAATATCTTCTTCAGTTTTTGTATTATCTCTAATTTGTCTTGATAAGTCTATTGATTCTTGGATACCATTTAAGATATTTGAGTTGGAATCATTAATAGTATCATTTAATTCACTTAATTTATCAATCTCGCGCTGATATTGTTCTACTATAGCATCTTTTAATGTTGTTAAAAGTTCAACTCTTGCGTCAAGTTGTGCATCAACAAGAGCAATTATATTATCTTCAATTTCAGTTAAAGAATCTTGAGCCTCTTCTAATTCACCAGAAATGGTTTCAAGGTAACTAATATATGCTTCTACAGCTTCGCCTTGTTCAGCATCTTTCTTCTGTAATGCTTCAAGTGCTTCCCAGTTAATTTCAATTTGTCCAGTTGTTTCATTATATATACCATATTTTGAAATACTTCCTGAACCACCGGCTTTTTCAAATGCTTTTTGGAAGGAAATTGTTTTACCTTCTTCAACAGACATTGTCGCGTTGGCGGCATTTTGAAGTTGTTTACGTTTTCCAGAAATTAGGACATTTTGAGATTTTACTTGATCTTGAAGATTTTTAAGCTGTGCTCGAAGGTTTTTATTTAGTTGAGCCGCTGTGGTTGCGTTTCGTGAAGCTAATCGATCAAATTCTGATTCGAGTTTATTACGTTGACGTAGAAGTTCGTTGATTTTTTCTGTGGTGTTGTAGAATTTATCATAGGGGTTTTTCCAAGTTTTGGTGTCTTCTTTGGAACCACCGCCACCTCCACCTCCGCCACCTTTATTACTCTTTGCAGCAGATTGGTTAGCAGAGCTTACACCACCACCGCCAGTTCCAGTAGATGTTAATGTTTTAATTGTAGGAGCAGCTACTGAACTTTCATATGGTATTTCTTTAATTTCAACAGTTGGTTCCATTTTGAAGCTGCCATCTTCCATTGAACCAGATACAGAATAAGTTGTTACTGGAACGGCTTGCACTTGAGTTACTGTTTGTGGATTCGGATCAAATTCAACATCATAACCCATTGATTTAAAGGCGTTAGATACTTGTTCTGCCGTCATACCAGAAGCTTTAATTAAATCATTACATCTCGTAATAAAATCTTCTTGCCCAGTTAATTCAACACCGGCTTCTAAATCTGGCAAATCAGTATCCATAATGAAATCACTTAATGTTAAAATAGCATTTCGTGCATCTTCATCAAAATTTGGGTCTAATGCTAAATTAACTAAATAGTCTTGAGTAGCAGCTTTTTGTAATTCACCTAATGCCTTTTTATCACCTTTAGCGGCTTTTTCAATATTTTTCATATTGTCAGCATTGTCCCAGAAAGCATCAGATAAGTCTTCAGATGTATTTAACATCTTATTAACAGAAGCCTTTAACTTATTATATGTAGCAACACCTTCAGCCGAAGTATCTTTAAGCTTACCAGTGTCTTTATCTAAAACAGCTGACCATTCATCGTAAGAGTCTATAATTTCACCAAGACCAGCGTTCATTTTTGAATTTGCTAAAGCAACCTGAGCAGCAGTAACTTCATCTAATTCTGTATTTACCTGACGTAAAGTATCTGCATATTGCATCATTTCATTAGAATCTAATCCTGCTTCAATAGCTTCATTTTGTGCGGAATAAATTATGCTTTCTGCTTCTGCATCTGTTATACCCCCGCCAGCTAATCTTGCTTCATTTTCCGCGGCAGTATACTTAGCAGCCTCAGCCATGGCAGCTTGTTTATCAGCAATGATTTGTATATCTTCGCCATTATTTAGTAAAGATATATAGCTATCATAAGCCGCTTGTAATCTGGTTAAAAATGCTTCCTCAGTTTCATTTTCACCTTGTTGAATACCAAGTTGCGTCGCCACATTCTGTTGGATAGCTTTTCTTAATCCCTCGTTGTCTCCACCAACAGTTGATAAATCCCCACCTTTATAAACACCATCTTCAAAAGTAGTTAATTCTTTATTCGCAACGCCATACCCAGATTGAGCAAGTTTTTTAGCTTCATCAAATTCTTGCCTTTGCTGATCAGCCATTTCACGAGCCTGTTCAGCATTATATTCTTTCATCTTATCAGTAGCAGCGCCAATTTGTTCTGCCGTAGCCTTCCAGCCTTCTGGTGTTAATTGAAAATCGCCTATATCTGCTCCGGCTTCAACTAATTTTTGCATATCTTCATAAGAAGCAGTACCTTCTTCAAGTCGAGAAGAAATATCTGCAACAGAAGATAGTTTTTGTTGCATTCTATCTGTTAAAGATAGAATTTCTGATAAAGTAGATACATATGTATTAGCGGCATCTGTAGCAGTATTCCAATATTCTTGAATTACTTTAGAATCTACTCCCATTGATTGCATATAATCCATTGCTTGAACCGCATCTGTCATATTAGACCAATCAACAGTAGATAAATAGTTTTCAAGTTGTTTTGTACCACTTTCTCCTAAATTAGAATTTGATAATACCTTATTGAAATTTTCAACATATTTTTGAGCTGCTTCATTAGACATATTTTCAGTCTGTTTAGATAAGTTAGAAACAGTATCAATAGATAAATCTTTATAACTATCTTCTTTTATGCCCTTAGCTTGTAACCCCGCAGATGCTTTATCATATGCATCTTGCATTTGTTGCTTATATTGATTACTATCAATATCCATCTGAACTTCAGCTGTTACTGAAACAGTTCCATTTGTAGCTATCCAGTCATCTATAGCTTTTTGATAGTCCTCATCACTCATTCCTTCGGTGCGAGCCACTTGTGTTTTAGCAAAAGCTTGTTGGTCCTCTCGTTCTAATTCAGATAAATTTTTATCTTCATATCCTAAACCAATAGCCATTTCTTTAGCATCTTTATAGCCTAAAGATTTAGCATAATTAGAAAGATTACCAACTTGATCTAATTGAGCTTTTGTGAAATTAGTTGCATCTCCACTCATTAAACCAGCAATATTTCTTGCTGCGTCAGCGTCGTTTTTATTAACTTGATTTAATCTTTTTTGAAAATCTTCCATCTTGCCGATTTGATCTTCGGCAGCTAACATTTTACCTATTTGTTCAGCAAGAGCATCATTATTATCTTTTATATCCTCAGGAATATCTTCAATACTTTGTAATCCTGCTAAATCAGCATATAATGTTTGTAGATCTTTACTTTCATCGCCGGATACAGTTAATTCACGCTGCTCCATCAATGTTTTTCTTGCTTCGTCATCTGCGGTAGTGGATGTTTGATAATATTGATCAGATATTTCTTGTTCTCTATTTGCATAATCTTGTGTTGTCATTCTTTTAGCAAAGCCACTAACAACACTACTATTATATTCACTATCTAATATTTCTTGGTCAGCACCAGCCATTAATAAAGTTTCGGCTTGTGCTTGTAATTGTGTCTGATTAGCTAATAAAGCTGCGTCATATTCATTTAAAGCCGCGCATAAATCTCTTAATCTTGCTGCTGTCTCATCAGCAGTTTCACCAGTTAAAGCATATTCTTCAATTAATGGTTGAAAAGCTTCATCGGATAAATCTCCACTTTCTAAAATATTAGATAATTTATCCATTAATTCCTGGTCATAATAAAAAGATAAATCACTACCAGAACCTTGCTGAACTTGATAATCATCTGGTAATGTTGAATAGGACTTTCCATATTTATCATGATACATTCCTGAATCGCTATCATAATAAACTCCAGCATTAAATTGCTCTTTTACGTTTCTTTCATCTATTTTTTGTTGGATTCGAGTTTCATTCATTTGAGAAGCAACAGCCGCCGCCTGTGCACGTTGCATTGAAGCTTGCTGCTTTTCTATTAATGAATCAAAACCTTCATCTGAAATGGTTAATTGTCCATCTTCACCACGGGATATAAATTTAGCTAATTCTGGATAAGTTGATAATAACTCTAAAACTTGAGCATTTGCTTCTATAAGAGCTTGTTTCCATTCATTAGTACCTTTAGTTAGTCCATCTAAAGTAGCTTGTAAGTCAGAATATTCACTTCTTGCGCTCAATAAATCATCATATGCTGTTTTTGCTGATTCAGCAGCTTCTTTTGCCGCGGCAGTTGCTTTTTGAGCTTTTTCCATCTGACCAGCTAATGAATTTTCTTTTGCCGCTTTTGCTAAAGCAATTACTCCAGCAGTTAATGCCGCCACTGCCGCAATAATTAAGAAAACCCACCACCAAGCAAGTTGTGCAGAAATACCAGCAATAGTTATTTGAGAACCGGCAGCCGTAAAAGCAGAGCCAACTATTCCTATAATTGGTCCAAGTGTCATTAAAATACTTCCAAAAGTTCTAAAAAATTCAACAGTGCTGTCGTCTGCTCCTAAAGATTCCATAATTGAAGCAATACCTTGAAAAGCTAATCCGGCTGCTGTGCAAGCTGTAGCAGCAGTTTGCATACTACCACTTATTTTCATAACTTGAGCGCCAGCGTTTTGGGCATCTTGTCCAACTATTTTTACTTTATCTCCAGCTTCTCCAAGCGCCGAAACAACACCACTCATATCTGGAGCTTTTGCCATAGCTGACCAATCAACTTTTGCAGAAACTTCTTCTGGTAATTCGTTTAATTGAGACGAAATATTGTTTTTTAAATTTTGTAATCCTTCTGGACTAACGTTAGAAAAATCTAATTGATCTAAACCAAAAGTTTTAGTTAAATCTTTTTTAGAAAAATCTTTTGCAGCTTTAGTAATGCCAATTTTTTCTAAAAGAACACCACCTAAGCCTTTTGTTTTTATATTTTTTATACCTTTTCCAATACCAGTACCAAGATTTTGAGCAACTGTTTCTCCAGCAACTTGAGCGTCTTTTTCAGTACCTTTCCCTAAAGTCATTCTAAGTTTTGCGCCAATTCCGCTCTGACCTAAGAAATTTTTCCCCAATTTAAAAGCTGAAAAAGCAAAACCTAAACTTAAAACACTTTTTGCTAAGCCGTTTCCACCAGAAATACCATCTATTATACTATTAATAGTATTTAATAATCCAGTTAAAACATCTATTGCACCCTTAATAAACTCGTTATTTGCTAATCCCATAGCAAACTGGTCCCAAGCGTTCTTCAACTTTGTTAATTTAGCATCTAAGCTATCCAAAGTCTTCTCAAATTGTTCTTGACTCGCTCCTGTACTATTATACGCCGCACTAACTAATTCTTGAGTACGACCATAATCACTCATCATTGCGATAAAACGAGATTGTTGTCTTGAACCGGCAGCAGTTGTTGCAATATATCTTTGTGTAGTAAAATCAAGAGTATCCCACTTACTTGCTAATTTAAGCAAAACATCATCTAATCCTTCTGTTCCTGCGAAGAATTCATTCATAGAGATGCCAACACTTCTTAATGCCCCTTGAATTTTATTAACATCTATAATTTCGCCTTCTGTATCTTCACCAGTTAATTGACCTTGACTTACTAATTCTTTAACCTCAGAGAAACGAGCAATAATTGTTTTCATTGCAGTACCAGCAGTCTCTGGAGCTTCACGAGTTGTTTCAATTATCTGTGACAATAACGCTGCGGTTGTTTCAAATTCCATATTAGCAGATGAAGCGATAGATGCAGTTTTAGACATAGCCACACCAATTTCTTGAGTATCTGCGGCTGTAATTGCTGCTAATTCGGAATAAATATCATTAACTTTTTGAGCAGAAGTTTCATTTAATTCCATATTGAAACCACGAAGCGCAGCAGTCATTAAATTTGTAGCATCCGCCGCTTCTATGTTGGCTATACGAGCCATTTTTGTAGTTTCAATACCCAAAGCCATTGCGGCTTCAGTTTGCAAACCCTGTTGATAGTATAGGGTTGTTGAGCCATAAAGATCATTAATCGCTGCGCCAAGTTTATTTGCTTCTGCGGCATATGTAGGTAACTGCTCCCACATATCACTAACAGTAAAATCTGTTACTACGGCTGTTTCAGTCATAGTAGCATCAAGTTCTTTTACTGTATCAAAAGCAGATTTTACCGCTCGTTTAAATAATTGAACAGCGTTTCCAATAGAGAAAAATTGTAATATCTGATTATGTAAATTTTCTACCTCACGCGCAGTCTGATCTAAGCCTTGCGCGCTATTTTTCATAGCGTCAAAGGCATCTCCACATTTATCTACCGCAGGAGCTACTCCTTCTGCGCTGGTATCAATCTCTTTAAGACGCTGTGTAATCTTTTTTAATTCTTCACTATTTAAATTATCTATTACCTGTTTGATTTCTTCTAAATCAGTTGGTATTTCATCAATATTAATATTTTTTAATGCAGCTAACTGCTGTCTTAATTGTGCTAATCCCTCTGGATTTTTTGCCTCATCCTGTAACTTTGTTAGCTCATTTTTCATATCAGTTACAGAAGCATTAGTAGAAGAAATTTCAGTTTTTAAGCCGTTCATTGTAGCTTTATTCTTTTGAATAGTAGTATCATATGAACGATTTGTTTTTTCTAATTGAGCGATTGCTGCATTAGCACTTTTTACCTGTTGCTCTAAATCTTGGTATTCTGCACCACTCTTCTTTTCGCCAGACGCTAATAGTTGTTCCTGTGCCTTTCTTGCTTCTTCAATTTGAGTTTTATACTCATTGATTTGTTTGGTATTGATACCTTTTGAGGAACTTAAACTTTTATTTTCTGAATTTAATTTATTATATTGAGAAGTTAAATTTTGTACAGCTTGTTCGGCTTTTTTAATTTCACTATTTTGTGCTTTAATTTTTGCATTATTCTCAATACCTTTATCAGCTATTTTCTTTAAATCTCCCCAAGATTTTCGGAGAGAATTTACTCTTTCAATAGTTTCTTTTGGTAAAAATTTTTCGGGTTCAAGACCAGTTATAGATTTACTTTGATTTTTTAACTGTTCTAAAAGATCGGTAATTTTAATGAATGATTTTTCTGCTTTAGATACATCGCCTAAATTAGTAAAACCTTTAGAAGCTAAACTTTCAAAATTCTGAATTTCATTATTTAACTTTGAAAAGGTTTTATCTAAACTTGATTGTAAACTATCAGATAATTTAAGTTTGCCAAAGGCTTGTTGTAGTCCATTGGCGGCAGCTTTGATAGGATCTATATTAGCATTAACATCAAATGTCAAATTGAATCTTTTATCTGCCATTTATTTTTTCTCCTCCTAAAATAAAAAATCAGCATTAATTAAAATTAATGCTGATAAACACTTAAATATCACTATCTATATCATCATTCAAGGAGTATAAATTACAAACATAACTCGTTCCCCTTCCCCCAGTTGGAACTCCTACGGCTTTAAAAGTTACCGTAGCTGGATCGACGTTTCGTCCCAACCTAATAGATAAATCAGACATTAATTTTAATTTCGGTATTTCAAAAATACCAGTTACGGTACGTCCGTTTGTATCTTCCTTTAATCGCGTTTTTGCCTGTAATTTTAAATATCCACGAAATAGTCTATTTCCCATTTTAATGACACTACCGCCATTTTTATATTCCGATTCATATGTAATATATACATTAACAAACGGCTCAGAAATAGTAATTTCTTGCTCAGACAAAGTATGGTCAAGTTTTTCTCCAGTCTCTTCGTTATAAACAAAAGCCTTTCCTACTGGAACTTGTTTTAATTCTATTTTTCCATTTTCATCACTTTCATGATGTTCTCTATGTGTAATTAATATTACCGAATTATTAGGTTCAAAATCAATTAATTTTGAATTACTTAATAAAGCTAATTGATTTTTTGAAAAAACCCCTTGGGAAAAATTTAACGGAAGCTCTTTTGTTGTTTCCCAAGTAACTAATTCTCGATTATCGAAACCACCTTGAGCAGCAACATAATTTTTTACTTCATTTAATCCAGCTATTTGAATATTATCAAAAGCAAGAATAACTTCGCCTTCTTCAATTACTCTTTTTCCCATCTCTATAGGATAAGTAGCTTTTAAAACTACATCATACAATTCCTTCATTCCCATTAAATTTTCCATAAAATTTTTCTCCTTAAATAAAAAGCGGAGGATTTCCTCCTCCGCCTACTTTTACTTTATTTATTAGCCTTGTGCTACATCAAGATTATATTTTACTAACTTCATCATGGAATCATCTGAAGGACGAAGAACTCTCAAATTCATAGAGAATGTTGAAGGGTCGCCTTCTGCTTCCATTGTTAAAGTTACTTCAGACTGTACTTTAGCCTTTGGAATAATAAACTGGAAGAATTCATCTAATCCATCTGTTTCACGTCTTGCATAAGTATCTCCAGTAATATAATATGTACCTGGGAATGTTTCTGCTGAAATATTGATTACGCTAACATCTTTTACGCTAAGTGGGAATGTTACATAGTCGTAAGAAGTGCTTGTACCAGTAGTTCCATCAGCATTGTAGTAAGATGTACCTTCTGTTGGAATAGTAATACTTTCACCATGAATTGTAACCTTTCCATCTGTAACGTCTGCCTTTCGAGCAGTTTTTAGAATTGAAGCGCTTGAACCTAATACTGCATCTCCATCCGTATCAACAGAACCAAACATAATAGCCATTGACTTAGCAGAGAAAAGAGCATCTTCAAGAGTAACAGTAATTTCTTTACCATAGTCCCAAGTAATTAATTCTGGGTTACCTTTACCACCACGAGCAGAAGTATTTTCAGCAGTCTGTTCAATAGTAGAAACTTTTAAAGTATCAAGATAAAGTACGGGCGCGCCGATGCTTCCATCTGACTGAATTTTATAAAATGTTACGTCCGCAACTTCCTTAATACCATATCTATCAAGAATACTTGCCATTTATATAGCCTCCTATATATTAATCTTTATCTAAATCCCTAATCCAATATTTTAGTTTTACATCTTTTGCACCAGCTAACATACTTTTTATATCAACCTCATATTTTTCTTTAGCTTGATATGTTTCCATAATCGCTGATACAGAAGCGTAACTTATCTCTCCGATATTAAGTGGAGTAATACCCAAGCCCATACAACAAATTGAAACTAAAGTCACGTTAAGAGGAATTCCATTTTTCTTTGCTTTAACTTTATCACGCAATCTTGCCTTAGCTTTCATTCGTTTAATACGAGGATTCTCATTAGGATCGGGAGGTTCTTGAATTTTTTCTCCAATACTTTGTCTTAATAAATTCTGAAATTTTAAAAAATTTATTTCATTGAGTATTGGAAGTTCATCTATATTATTAATAGTCTTTAGTTTTTTTTCTAAATTACCTATTATAACTATTTTTTGTTCTATTAAAAAAGTTACTTCCTCATGTATAAAAAATCTGAATCCTTCTTTAGCCAACAACTCAATTCTTTTATCTTGAGCAATAGAATTAAATAAAAACTCAAGTGGAGTTGGAATTTTATCAATTTTAAATTCTTTATTTTTCTTCTTCTTTTCTTCAATATCATCTTCAATATCCTCTTGTGATGACATTAATAATTTTTTAAAAATCGGAAAATAAGATTGAGTTATAACTTCTTTAACAGTTGGTGGATAAATTTTTACTCCTTTTTCAAAATTTAATGGAGCATTAATAAAAGCTAACTCATTAATCATAAGTAGTAATATTAAAGTACATTTCGTAACAGGACATTTCATCGGTAAGGAAATTAATTTCAAATCCACCAGTTGACATTTTACCTAAACCGTTAATTGTTTTACCATCTAAACTTTTTTCTATTTCACTCATAATAAGAAAAGGTCTTAAACTATCACTTTTCATTATCCATTGAGTTAAAGGAACAAATACTTCAAAATTTAATGAAACGTTCTGAAATTCATCATTAGTGGAAGTTTTACTACCTTTTACTACCCTAAAAGCAATAACAGATTTAGCCGTTTCACGCGGCGTAAGTCTTGGTACGATTTTTACAAGTTTTTCAAAAACTTCTTCTTTGATTATATCTTTTGTAAGCTCTGGTTGAGATAAAGGATCCTTATCTGTATAATATAATAATTTCAATAATGTCTGATTTGCCAATAATCTTTTTACAATTAATTGTAAATTTTCACCCATTTCTTGTAATTTTCTAACAGCCATATTATTCTCCTCCATTTAACCAGAAAAATTCATCTTCCGAATCACCTGGTTGTTGTTGAGGTGCTGGTGTTAAATCATATTCATAAGTAGGGTCAACAGTTACATATTCTACGCCTGGTGTTGATTGTATATCATAACCAGTTACACGATATTGCTCTTTAAGTTCTCCCGTGCCTATCTCTAAATAATCATCTTTTTTAATTTTAGGTGTTGTTGGCATTACAAAAAAGCTCATTTTAAGATTTTCTGCATAGATAGTATCCATTCTACTTCTTGAACGAATTTCATCTTTTAACATATTATCTTCTTGACCATACATATATGCCCAAGATTCTTGTTGAGAACCATCGCGCGCAGTCCAAGTAAGATAATGTGTCATTTTTAACACTATATATCTATTATATCCACTTGCCTTTATATCTTCTAAATAATAAACCAACCAAGGTTTTTTTATTTTATCTTTATCTGGAATCATTAAAATAGTTCCATTTGGCATATTAATATTTGTTTTTGTAAGTAAATATTGTAAAGTTTGAGTTTCATCTTGTTTATATTTTTCTAAACTACCAGCAACTTCTTCATCTTCAAAAAAGAAATCAACTCTATAAATAGTTTTTAATAAATATAAATCAAATAATTCTTCTCGTTCTCTTTGAATACGAGATTGATAATCTAAACCATATCTATTAACTCTTTTTTTATAAATATCTTCAAAATATCCCATTAGTTCTTCCCTAATAGACTCATACAATCAAAAACTGTCGAGCGAAAATATTCATATTTTAAATAACGAAGTGAACTTAATTTAAAATAAAGAATGTAATAATTAATTGTTCGGCGCTCTTCGGGATAGCCATATAGTTCAATAAGAATTGAATCTAAAAATTTCTCCCATTCTCTATTTTTTTCTCTCTCACAAAGAAGACCATATAATTTATTTTTTAGCTTGTTATTATAACCTTCTTCCATGCCGCGCGCAAATAACATTAATTATTCCCCGCGAGATTACTATATTTAAATGGTTTACCTTTAATAGAACGATAATAAATTCTTTCTAATTTTAGAGCATTATATTTTTCTGCTTCTAAAAGTTGATTAAATTTATCTAATAAATTCGCCTGAGAAAAATCTCTTTCTTCATATAAAGGCTTTACATTTTCCCAAGTTAAAATCGTTCTATTTAACCATTCACATTTCATATAACAAGCTAATATTTGAATTTCTTCGTTATCTAAATCATTAATAAATCCATTATCATCTCTATCCAAAGATATTCTTGGAAACTTAAACCAAGAAATGGCTCCTTCTAAGATACCTCTAAGGTCTTGAGAAATTTCTTCTTCGGTCCAGTTAACCCATTCATCTTCTAACATTTTTACAAGAAAAGCATCATATACTTTCTGGTAAGGAGTCATAATTAATCCTCCTTATTCTTTCTATTTAATTGAATCATTGACATAGCATTTAGTCCAGTAACTTTTTCAAGAAATTCAGCTTTATCGAAAGTAATAGATTCTTTTTGTACAGCATAATCAACCAAATTTTTTGCTTGTTCAATAGATAATTTTTTAACATTTTCTTTAAATTCATGCAAAGGCATAACTGTTAAATATCTATTTAGCTGCTTTTCATCTAATACAATAATATTTACAGGCTCTGTGGCTTCTTCTGGTTCAAGACCAATTTCCTTTTTAATATCCATATCTTCTATGTATAACATACCAGTTCTAAACATATATTCTGAACCTGGATCATACATAATATCCTGTAAAAGGTCTTTATCAATTTTTTGTCTTTGTCCCTTTCTCGCCCACTCTTTCTTAAAACGTAAATCTGGTAAATAAATACCAACTAAGCCATTAACTGTACTAACTACCGTAACCATTTCTTTTTCCATAATGTTTTTTCTCCTTTTATCTCCTTATATTAAAATCGAGGAGGAAGGAACCCTTCCTCCCCGTAGTCTTTATCTATAATTATACTCCATAGGGATTATCATATGTCTGAGTAATTCCAGTATTCTGATAAATACCCCAGTTGTAATGTGTAAGAATTGCGCAACCCATCTTTTTATAAGCATGAATTTCCATAGAATTATCTCTATTAGTGAAATCATGAATTTGAGTAGCACCCTCAAGAACAACTTTAACGACCTTTTCTTTTCCAGCAGGTAGAACATAAGCTAACTGAGGATCAATCCAAGTCTTATCATTGTTTTCATCAATAAATGACTGAGGAATTTGAACGATAGGTGTGCCACGGAAAATATTGATATATCCAGTATTATGAATTGCTTCAATATCCTGTGGAGAGTATACGCCCTGATAGCTTGAACCAACTGGAACAATAGCGTCTGCACCCATAGCTGCAACGAATTCTGGTGGAGCAAAGATTACTGCACTGGAACCATAAGCTCTTACAACATTAACAAGTTTCACCATATCTTCTGCTACGAATGTATTCTTAGAAACTAAATTTACAGCAGGACGAGCAGTAGCAGAAACGGCGGCTTTTAAAGCCTTCTGAACCTGTACAAATACAGCATCCGTTAAACCTGTTGTAATAACATCCATGATATCAGCCATATCTTCAGCTCCATCAAGGAAACGTTCAAAATCAATAGTAGCAGCTCCACCAACAGCCATTACTGGTACTTCGAAAGTTTCGTTATCTAAACGGAAAGTTTCATAAACACCAGAAAGACCAACCTGTGTTAAGAATTTCTTAGCACGGTTTTTACCGATACCTTTCTTAAATAGAGCCTTATCTCCCTGACCAACTACCTGTACTTCAGCAAAAATACCTAAAGCACTAATAACTTTATTAGGAACGATTTCATCTGCTGCTGTAATAATGATATCATAAATATCATAACGGTTTCTCATAAATTCATTAACAGAAGATGCCAATCCCTTCATTTCTTCACGAAGTGCTTCATCTACATTTTCAGCACTAAAATTAGCTGGAGCAGTATGTTTAGCAGCGTGTAATGCTAATTCTTTAATTTCTTTAATTGTTGCCATTATACTAACCTCCTAATTACGCACCAATAACTTGGAACTTAATACCAAGTTGTCCATCGGGCATTGTTGTCTTCTGAATTACTAAAAGTTTAATTCCAGCAGTTGGTGCTGTAGCAGAAACTAAGATAGAACCGTCAGCAGACTGTGTTCCATAAAGCTTTGTTGTGCTAATTGCGCCAAGAGCTTCAATGAATTTATCTTCGCTTGTCCAAGTGCTATCCTTTGCAGAGTCATAGCTTACACAGTTAGTAGTAAACTTATCTCCGACAGCAAGATAACCAATACGAGGATAAAAACCATCTTTTGTAGTTAATTTAAAATTCTTTAGAGTGTTTGCCCTTTCATCATACATATGCTCAGAAGTATAGTTAAGACCTACGGGACATACTTCTGAAGAGTCAGGCATTCTTATTGTGCCTGCAACCTTATCGACTGCAAGTAACATTCCGTTTTCTGCTGGAACGGTAGCAAAATCTGTGGCATCAAGCGCGCACTGTGCTTCAACACGTCCATCTCTACGGAAGGCTACATTATTTAATTCTAACTGACCATAACCGTCAATTACTAATCTTGTTTGAGCCATTTATATTCTCCTCCGATTATTTTTTATATTTTGCTAAAATTGCCTCAATACCAGTTGTAGGAACATCTTTTGGAATATATTGAGGTGTCTTTGTAAATACAGTTGGATTAGATTGTTTCAATTCATAAGCAAGTTCTTTATCTAATTCTTTAGCTGAACTATATTCAGAAATCTTTTCTTTATAAGAACTAATAATTTCTTCACTTAGTAGCTCTGAATAAGAATCAATAACTTGTTCTTTTTCTTGTTTTTCAATACTAAGTTTATAATCTTTTAGTGTATCTAATTCTTCTGTTAAAGTAGAAATAGTATTTTGCGCATTTGCATAATTCTGTGCATTTGTATCTCTCTCTGTTGTTAAAGTAGATACCATACCATTTAACTCTTCAATTTTTGTGCTAAATTCTGAATTTTGGTTTTTAATGATCTCAGCATCTTTTACAGTTTCATCAACTTTTTCATATGTTCCACCATTAAAAGCTCTTAACGCTTCAAGTGCGCTTTTTTCATCTTCGGTAATATCTATTACATAACACTTTTTACGTTCACCAAGTTCAATACTATCAGTATTATCATCTTTTGTATAATATACACGTTCATAGCTTCCGGTTTCATAATTATATGCTAAAGCATATTCATCGTAAATATCACAAATACCATAAGTGACTTCCCAGCCACCTTCTTCGGTATAATTAGTATTTAGGAGTGACCAGATAGCATCATGTTTCTGATTATCAGAAAGTTTAAAATTTATTTTTGTCATTTCTGACTTTCCTCCTTTATTATTAGAATTTAAAGAATATTCTTTTATTTGTTGAATCATAGTTTTTAATTCTTTATATAATGAGAAGAAGGCAGCGCCTTCAAAACAAGGTTCAACATCATCTCCAAGAATTTGCAATCCAAGAAAACAACCATCTTCAAATTTAAAAAGTTTTTTCCCATTAATAATGGTCCACTCTCCCCTTATAGAGGGCTGATATAATTCCATTGACTGAGATTTACCAACTATTTCATTAGCTTCTTCATAGAGTGCAGAGAAAATAAGGACATCTGTACAAGCATACTGTCTTTCAACTCCATCTTCATCTAAGTGAAGCTCCCAAGAGAAATTAGGATTTTCTGGAACAATTCCATATATTCTTCCTAAATCTCGTTTGGCGCCGTGGTCGGTGTAATCTTCATCGAAATTATCGTAAATCCCCTTTACTGGGGTATAAGGTAAACTACCTATCAATTTTTCAGCAAATTCATCCGTTATATAAGTACCGTTTCTGTTATCATACTTATAAAAAATTCTGCATCTTGCTTTTGAAAGGACTGGAGATATTTTCTCTAAATTCCCATAAATAGTAACCGGAAACTCTTTAATAATTAAATCAGACATTATTCAGAGCCTCCTTGATTATCTAAAGATTCTTCATTTTGAATAGTTTTAGGAGATTTTTCCTCCGGTGTTTTTTCTGGTGCCCCAACCTCACTGCTATCAACATTATTGCCGCTTTGAGTATAGGCTGAATTTAATGGTTTTAATTTATCTCCCAATTTTAATAAAGTATTTTCTAAATCTTTCACATTACCTAAATCTCTTTGAGAAAGCCCCATTGCCAAAGCTGGCAGTATAAAACTATAACCACTTTGTGCCAATTTAAAAGAATCTGTTATATATGTAGATTCATTATAATAAGTAATAGGTAGTAAAGTATATTTAAAATTAATATTTGTATTAGAATATAGTTGATTAACCAAATTGGTAATAAAAGTAGAATATTTATTACCTAAAACCATCATTAAAGCAGTGTCGTTTTTAATAGAGGTTTCTATGGATAGATTACCAGTTGCGGCAAAAATCTGCCCACTAACACCGCCTTCGTAGTAAATATTTTGAACCATTTTATCTAAATTATTAGATACTGAATCGGCAGTTGTTTTTGAAACAATAGAATCTACGTCAGCATATGTTGTTAAAACAGAAACATTCTGATTTTTGCCCATCATGCGAACAGTACCTTCGTGAATTTCTGCTGCTTCTTCTGGTTCAAATAATAATCCACCATCTTGCAAATGTGGGATTTTTTGCACAATAATCTTTCTAATTTCTTCTAAATCGCGTTCGCGCTCTGTCTCAACAGCTTCATCATATTGGATTGTAGCTGGTATAACATTTAAAAATAGCGGGCGTCCATCGAATAATGGGAAACAAACTCCTATATCAGATGGTATTTTAACCCAAACACTTGTTTCTTTACCTTTTTCCCATCTTCTAAAATAATTTGAGATTACTTTTGGATAAATAGCTAAAGCTTCGTTTCTTGCTGTTTGATCTGTAATGGTTAAAAAATACCGAATGTCAAATTCAATAATATCATTACCTTGAACATCTTTAAAACGAGAACAACAATAGCCACCAGGTAAATCTAAAAGAGCAAAATTTTTTTTATCAAGAGTTTGAATTACCCCATAATAGCAACCATCAATTAATGCGTTTATAGAACAATTAGTCAGCATAGTTGGTAAAGATAGTCTTTCTACAAAATCCATTGCATTATTATACTTTTTTGAAATAAAAGGATTGGAGAGAGTTTTTCCAGTTGCCGGATTAGGTATAAGCAAACCGGAATATTTCAAAAGCGTTGCATAATAAATTAATATTCTTTTGTAAAAACCATCTTTGTAGAAATAATTGCGAGATAACTTTTGTTGTTCCGCCAAAGAACCAGATTGAACAATTCTATCAATTTCTTCTGGCTTATAATCTCGTATTTTTGTTAAATATCTACGTGTACTATAAGGTGGATCCCAAGCTCTATCATTAGTAGAAATCATTTTCTCTTGTGCACGTTTAAAGGAGGTTAAATCAAAAGTAGACTTTATTGCTTCGTTTTGATTGTTTGTTTGATTATTCATTTATTATCCTCCTGAGAAGAATACTAATTTACGTTGAGTACCAGTATTCCCAAATCGTCTTCTTTGTTTTTTATAGGCTTCTTCTTCGATTTCTTTAATTCTCCAAAGCCCATAAGCAAAAGCAGAATATTTATCTTTTGGAAATCTTGAATTAATTTGTTCTAAAGTAATATCAAGACCAGTTCCGGTACGTTTAAGTCGTAAGTTAGCCATTTCTTCAAAAAGTTTAGTAGTCATTTCGTGAGGAAGAAGTCTTATAACTCTTTGTTCTAAAGTCATTTTCTGACCAATTTTAGTTGCCATTAAAGCATTTTTTGCTTCTTGCTCTTTAATTAAAAATCTTATCATTCCACTATTAATTCTTGAATATGCGTTACCGTGAATTTTTGAGTTTAAAGTGCCATTTGCTTTAATACCGTAAAGAATACAGATTGAATCTTTTGGTTGTATTTTTTTATAGTCGGCATCATTAGTAAAACCATATGCTGGCAAAAGCTCTCCTTTTTCGTCCATTTGAGTTCTAATCATTTCATCCGCTAAACCAACACCTAAACCATTAGTATCAATTACAACCTCTCTTGGTTGAAAATCTCTAATAATAGCTTTTAAATCTGCGGCTTGACGGTAAAATGGCTTAGTTTCAGGGGTTCTTCCTAAAACATAAAGATTAACTAATGTAGCATAATATTTTCCACTAACAATGTTAACTCTAAATACACATACAACTGTTTGGTCATTTAATCTTCCTACGTCTACTGATAATAAGTAGAATTGATTAGACCCTTCTCTAAAATTCGCGCGTTTTTCGGGATTTTTTATTTTACGATATTTTTGTAGTTTATCAAAATTAAACCAAGATTCTTCCGAACCTCCGCTCCATACAGAAAGATATTCTCTTGCAAAAGTTTCTTCTTGATAAGTTGGAGACATTTTTAATTCTTGAATAAATTGTTTATCAAGCAATCCGTGCATTACTGGTACACGATAATCACAGCCCCAAACAAAAGCTTTTTTAGGATTTATAATGCTCATTTCTAAACAATCTATTAATTTTTCATAAGCATAAGATGATTTTACACCAGCAGAGGTCATATATAATTGTTGTTGATTTGGTTCATTATCATTAACTTCTCCAAGTGCGGTTCTTCGTGATACATTCATTAAAGGTAAAACAACAGAGTTAAGTATTTCTCCATCATGATCTCGAATTTCGTCGATGAGGCCGCCATGACGTCTTCCACCACGTTCAGAGTCAAGCGCGCCGACAACGTCAAATATAGAACCGTTTCGAAATGTTAGTGTTACATAATCCTTTCCAAAATTGCCATCTCCAATAATTTCTTTTTTTAAAAAAGGTAATTTATCCCAAATTTCATAAATTTTATCTTTTGCAATTTTAGCTGACTGATTTTTACCTGGCGCGCAGATAAATAATTTTACACCTGGTCTAAACATACATTCTAAATAAAGAGCTAAAATTGAAATAAATGTTTTTGAAAAAGCACGACAAGCAGTACAATAATGATATCTATAACGCATGCACGCGCGCAAGAAAATCCTTTGGAAAAAGAATAATGAAAAGTTTGATTCTTCGGGAGTAATTAAATCAATAAAAATATCTGGATAAGCACTAAAGAAGTTAGCATATTTTTTAAATAATTCTTCGTGTTTAAGTAAGTATTCTTCTGTAAGAATAACTCCTTTTTCAAGCTCTACTCCTTCTTTATAATGGCGCTGAACCTGAGAATTTAAATCATCGATATCACAAGCAATTAATTTAATTGGCTTAGTCATCTTCATCACCTATATTCGGGTTAAATTCTTCACTTTTCATTAACTCTTCATATCCAGCATTATCATATTCATCTAAATCATATTCTTTATTGGTATCATAATAATCTTCTAATTCTTTTGCGCTTTGTAGTGCCGCAACACGTCTATCTATTTCTTCAGAAATACCAGTTTCATTTGTATATAGACGTTGAGTAAAATTCTGAACATTTTTCATGGTTTCATCAACTATGTCGCGTGTTACATTATCATAAAATTTATTTTTCCATCCGCGCTTTTCCAACCAGCGAAATAGTTCTCCAACCGAATCAAAATCAGTAGCATTTTTAACATTTTTAGGGGTAAATTCAGCAGTTTTAACCAATTTATCATAACTTGTTAATAATTTGTCAAAATCAGCACCCTCCCTAATACGAGAGTCTATCTCAAAAGAAATCTTACAAATTTTTTGGGCTTGGTCTACTTGTAAAGCGCCATTAACATTTTGCGTGGCAAGTAGACCAGTATATAATCCTTCAAGATATACTAAATCTTCATCGGCATAATTACCGCCCCATTTTTCTCTTAGTTTCTTAAATTTCTCATCGCGCAATTTAGGTAATTCATCTTCAATTAGTCCAACTTCTTTTAAATTTTTAAACTGTTCGTAATAACTGTCCCAGCCTAAGCCCTCATATTCTTCACCTTGAAAAATAGTGGCATAAGTAGAAAATAAACTATCTTCATCAGTCATTTCCTTCAAACGCTCCCATTCTTTAGGAATAAAGGGAATATCAGCATATTGACAAATTTTATCAACATCGCGCCAATTAAAGTCATTTTCTTTTAAAAAATTATTTAAACAAGTATTACAAATAGGTAAATATCCATCTTTACAAAATATTGAACGACTTGGTGAAAAATTTTCAGGTCCAAATGAACCTCCGCAACGGTTACATTTTTTTATAGTAAAACTATAATTATGTTTAATTTTTGGTTCCAATGACATTTTCTTTCTTTACTCTTCTTAAAACAGATAAAATTTCTCTACGTTGCTTGCGGGCAAGCGTATTAAATTTATTTACGATATCATTCAACACATCATAAAAGTCACGAGTTGTTTTGTCTCCTTCATTTATAATATCAATACATAATATTCGCGCCAAACCAATAAATTCTACTGGTTCAAGCTTAGTAATCAATTCTATTAATTCATTTTTTTTATTCATTTATTTCTCCTCCTAATTGCTTTTTTTCTTCTGTTGTCTTATTTCTTTATCACAACGTTTACATTGATTTGAAAAACCATCAGAAGAACGAGATTTACGAACAAAATTATCAGTATTCACAAGTAATGTTTTTCCACAATGCCTACATTTTTTCCAATTTTCTGGGTAGCATAAATTTTCAATTATTTCTGCGTGCTGGCGCGCGGCTTCATTAATTTGTGGAATTATTTTTTGTCTAAATATCGTACTTATATAATTTGCCGTATAAGATTTTCCATATTTCTCATTAATTGTATCTGCAATTAGTTGGTTTTTATAGTGCTTCATTTTCAAGTCCAAAATATCTTTATGAACTGTTGTCAAATACGCTCTATTTATATAAAAATTCAGCGTATCCAAAAATTCGGGCGAAGTCGATATAGCTGTCGCCTCGAGGGAGTCATCTTCTAAATCATAAAAAAGTAATAAAGCTTGATAAACATGCTCTAATTCGGCAAAACTAAAAATTTTGCCGCTTTGCATTTCTTGCTTTCTTTTCCAATAAAAAGATATGAGTTGTCTTAATTCTGCTTCAGTAAAATCGGCAGGAATTGGAAATCTATCTATTGGAAAAAGTTTTGAGGTGAATTCATTTTTATACTTTAGTCCTACCGGCGCGCACAAAATATCTGAATCCATGGTGGGTGGAAGCACAGGTAGTGTTATCGCCGTTTCCATACATATGATGGGAGTTATGTATGTATCTCTTAGTGTAAATTGTTCTCTTCGCAACTCAACTAATAAATGTCTCAATTTTAAATAATGAAATTGAGAAAGACTTTTAGCTCGATTTTGAATACGTTGAATTTTTTCTTCTGTAAAAAGTTGTAAAAGTCCAGGACGAGGAGGGTTTTTTCGTTTTCCTACTTTTAAATCATAAAAATTTAATAAAAGGTCTAACTCATCAATTTGTTTCCAAAGCTCCTCTAATCGTTCAAGAACTTCTGGTGAAGCATTTTGTCTTGCCTCTTCACGAGAGAATACTACTCGTGTAATTTTTGGACAAGGTTCTTCTGGTTGTTTTATCATAGTTTCTGTAAACCCCGGTGCTTCAAGTAATGCGTCAAGAGATTCAACTGGTTGCGCGTCCCAAGTTTTATTGCGCGATTCAAGTTGAACTTCTTTAGATTGTTTTACGTTGAGACCGGTCTTTGGATCTTTTCCCCAAAGTACATAGTTTGCCATTGTTTCAAGCTCTTTTTCATTTGGCGTGAAGTTAATGGACTTTATATATTCATTTAAAAAGTTTGTTCGTTCAACAGTAGAGTTAAGCGAAAAATCAAGTTTAAGTCGATTCAAGTTAATTATCTCCTTTTAGTTTTTTCTTACTCTGTAATTATTATATCACAATAACTACAAGTCCGTCAAATTTTGAGCATATTTAATTTGAAAAAATTTGAAATTTTAGATATAATATAAATAGAAAAGGAGGAGTAAAATGAAAGGTTTGAGTTTTTTAGGCGGAATAATATTAGTGGTGGCTTTTATAGTTGCTTTATGTAAATATGGGGCTATTATGTTATTGGCGCCGATTGCTATAATTTTTATTTTGTTTTTGTTATTATGTGGAGTAAAATTTAAATGATTTAAATTTCAAAATTTTGTTTCGTAGAGAACAGTATATTGATTTCAAAATTTTGTTTCGTGGGGAAAAGTTGCCAGGTACAAATTTTTGCCTTGTGAAAAAATTCTCATTTTCCTAAAACATACCCCGCCGGTAGGTTTTAGCGTGTTAAAGTGTTAAAGTGTTAAAGTGTTGAGGCGGTTAGCCATTGCTAACTCAGGCGAGGATGTTTGTGATTATTTTATCAATCAATCAAAAAATTTTTTTTAATTTTTTTTGAGAAAAGGGTTGACAATAAAAGAGATTGATGTTATCATGTAATCACAGTAAGGAAAGGAACACAAGACAATGAAAAAAGAAATTTACACCGGATTAAAAAAATACACTTTTGATAATGAACACAAGGGCGCGCACTATACATTCGATGGTATTAAGTATATGAACGCAGGCGAATGGTGTGAGGCTCAATATAAGTATGTATTAGGGCTTGAGGCTGTCAAGGATGCAAACACTGCATTTGATGCAGGCTCTGATATTGAACAGCTCCACCGCTCCGTTAAGAGTAGTAAAGCTACCCTGACCTCCGAGGTACTCGGCAGGGATATGGATACAAGCCTCACCTGCTACTTTGAGAGAGTAGCAAGCACAAGCTGGGCATGGATTGTACCTATGGATGGAACGCTGACGGCTTATGTAATGGATGCCAATGAGTTTGAACAGTTCACAAGAGAATGGGCAAGCTACACCAACGAGGGAAGAATCCGCTACAAGGCTACGAGTGGCAAGATGATTAAATGGTTCGAGGAGAGAGTATAAGCTCTCCCTCGGCTGAAAGGGGATAACTATAATGATGAAACTGATTGAAGCTATGGAAGATAGAGCTATAAGAAAGTATGGTTTTGAAGCTAAAAGAACAATAATCACATTTAAGGTAACTGAGCTACTGCGCAAGCTGTTCCACTAAGGCACTACACCGGCGCAACAAAGGGCTTGACAAACAAACCAAGCTATGATATAATAATAATGAAGATAAGGAAAGGAAGCTAAAGCAATGACAAAAGCAATTTACTTTGATATGGATGGAACAATAGCAAATTTGTATGGGGTTGATGGTTGGCTTGATTGTATAATCAATGAATATACAAAACCGTATAGAGAAGCTAAGGCATTAGTAAATATGAGGCAGTTAGGTAGAGAATTAAATAGACTAAAACAGAATGGATATACAATAGGTATTATTAGCTGGTTAGCCAAAGGTGCAACAGAGGGCTACAATAGACGAGTAGCAAAGACAAAGCGTGAGTGGCTTGCGAAGCATTTGAGCGCAGTTCAGTTTGATGAGGTGCATATTGTAGAGTATGGCACACCAAAGCATACCCTCGGCAATGGTATTCTGTTTGATGATGAAGAGCCAAACAGAGCGAATTGGATAGGTAAAGCATATGATGTGAATGATATAATTGAAACACTGAAAGCGATTGTATAAACAACCGCTTTTATTGTATAGATATGCACGGCGCCCGGGCGCCCTCTGCGGTACTGTGATTTAAATAACAATTAAAAAGATATTGACAAACAACTTCGCTCGTGTTATAATAAATACAACAAAAGGAAAGGAAATAAAATAATGCTGAAATTCTATTACATTCATTATACTACTTATTATAAGGGTCGAGAAGTTGGTTGGACCACTGCTCGTACACTGTGCGAAGAATCTAAGGTTGAGAACTTTCGCAAGAAAGTAACTTGGGAAAACTTGGCTGACATTTGGAAAGAACTTGGTAGTGCTTGCAATTTTTCAATTTGGAACATGAAAAAAGGTCGTCAGCTTTCTTTCTCTAATACTTGGCCTTGGCAAGAACCGAAAGAGTGGAAACACGCAGACCCTCAAGTTGAAATTGAGTGTCGTTGGTCTGAGCGTCAAGTATCTATTCAAGACATCATGGAATGGCATGATTCTGAAAAGGCAATGCAGTATCTTAATGAAAGAAATTTGAAAATTAGGGGTTGACAATTCAACCCGAAGGGTGTATAATAAAGATACAGTAAAGGTCTTGGTTGGGCATCTTATGATATATAAGATGCCCTTTTAAAGTCGCGCAAGTTAGCATGTGCTAACTGGTGCCGGGCATTTGTGCCCGGCGTTTTTAGAAAAAACGGTCTCCCCTTTTATTATAACATGTGACGTCGCGCAAGTCAAGGGAAATTTTCAAAAAAAAATAAAAAATATTTTCAAAAAAAGTATTGACTTTTTTGGTGATATGGTTTATAATAATAAATGTCAGGTGGAGGTAATCCAAAGACAAAGAACATTGAAAAATAAATAAAAAAAGTAGTTGACTTTTTCAGAAAAGTCTGATATAATAAAGATACAGAAAAGGAAAAGGGAAAGAAAATCCCAAAAAAAACTTTTCAAAAAAAAATAAAAAAAAGACTTGACAAACAAAGTCGAAAGTGATATAATAAAGATGTCAAAGGGAGAGAGAATAACTCCCTAAGATATAAAAAAAATAGGGTTGCGACCAACGCAAAGTCGAAAGACAGAAAGAAAGGTATATTATGACGAACAGAGAATTTTACAACGCTATTGCTAATGGAACAATGAACGATGAAATCAAGGCTTTTGCTGAGGAGGCAATCGTAAAAATGGATGAACGCAATGCAAAGCGTAACTCTAAGCCCTCTAAAACTGCGATTGAGAACGAACCTATTAAGGAAAAGATTATAGAATTTATTACACAGAGAAATGAGTTCTGTATTGCAGGTGCTATTGCTGAGGCTCTTGAAATCTCTACACAGAAAGCAAGTGCCCTTTGTAGACAGTTGGTTGCTGATGGTAAGTTGGTAGAAAAAGAGGTTAAGGTTCCTAAACAGGGAAAGCGTAAGGCATATGGACTTGAGGAAGTTGAGTAAATAAAAGGGGAGGAAACTTTCCTCCCTTTTTTCTCATCGAGTTAGTCGATGCTAACTGGTGCCGGGTGGTTAGCGTGTGCTAACTAAAAAAATTTGACTTTTGGACAAATTTATGTTATAATAGTAATAGATAAAAAGGAAAAAGAATATAAAAAGGAAATAAAAAAAGTGTTGACAAACTAAAAATAGTGTGCTATAATAATACTGTAATAAGGAAAGGGAGGTAGCATATATGGCAACTTCAAATAAAAAATTAAATGATGAATTGAGAAACAAGTATCTTGAAGTGTTGGAAACTTTTTTTAATGAAAGTGGCGAGGAGGTTTTGGTTACAGGTACGAATGAAATTTGCCTCCCTTGTGTGGATAGTGAACAGAATGATAAATTTATCCAAATTGTGGTAAAAGTTCCCACAGGTTCACGAGATGGTGACGCTTTTGATGGTTATAGTTTGGCAGAGGATTTTAAGATTAAACAGGATTTGAAAGCACAGAAAAAGAAAGAGGATGAAGAAAAAAAGAAAAAGAAAATTGAAAGAGATAAAAGATTAAGAGAAGAAAAAAAGAAACTCAAAGAACAGGGAGAATAAATTTCTCCCTTTTTAAAAAAATACTTGACAAATCGCGCCGACTGAGGTATAATAAATATAGAAAGAACGAAAGGAATAAATAAAATGGGTTTTAAGAGAGAGTTTATAGAAATGTTTAAGGATGATTATAAATATGTTGGTAAGTATGTAGTCAAACCGTTTTCTTTTGCTTGGTGGGCGATTAATATTGGTCAGGGTTTACTTGGTGCAGTTGGATTTTATATTTTTTATATTCTTATGTGGGTTGCGTTGGGTTAATATCCAACGCTTTTTAGTTACGAGTTAGTCATTGCTAACTGACGTCCGGGCGCCGATTGTGAAAAATTAACATACTTTTTTTAAAAAAGGGGTTGACAAAAGATATATTATCTATTATAATTAAACCATAAGATAACGAAAGAGGTAAATTAAATGATAGTATATAAAGCATATTTCAATCCAAATACAATTTATTTTCGTAGAAGTTGTCGCACAAGTAATTATTTTTATATAATTAAATGTCATAAAGGTAGAAGAAGATATATTAAAATTGGTACTACTGAAAGAACAATCGCCACGAGATTTAATCATTATGAATATGATATTGATGAAGTTCTTTTTGTGGCAGAAGTAAAAGATTGTTATAAATGGGAAGATACTGTAAGAGAATTACTTAAAAGAGTAAAAGGTTTTGGTTTTCAGCGCAATGATAGATTTAAATATTTTCAAGTTCCAGAATTTATGAGTATTATTAAAAATATGGTAACAGAAAATCAAATTTAACTTTATGGGCATAGTATTATGCCCTTTGCCCGGGCGCCGAGTTAGAGGTGGCTAACTTAAAAAAATTTTTTAAAAAAGGGTTGACAAAATCTTTTTTATAGTTTATAATAAGCATGTAAGGTAAAGAAAACGAGGTAAACAAAATGTTTGAAAACGAAAAAGTAATTGTTCTTGATACTGAAACCACAAATTCAATTGATGACCCTATTGCTTATGATATTGGTTTTGCTGTTATTGATATAAATGGAAAAGTTTATGAAACTCATTCTTACGTTGTAGCTGATGTATTTCTTGATGAAGAATTGATGGCAAGTGCTTTTTTTGCTGATAAAATTCCTCAATATTGGGAAGATATTAAAAATGGTAATCGAAAATTGCGTAAACTTAAAACAATTAAATATATTCTTGCTGATGTATGTAAACAGTATGGAATTAAAAAAATATGTGCTTATAATTGTAGATTTGATGTAAAAAGTGGTAATCTCACTCAAAGATTTTTAACAAGTTCTAAATATAGGTATTTTTATCCTTATGAGGTTGAATTTATGGATATTCTAAAATTGGCAAGAAATGAATTAAAAAATGATAAAGAATACGGCGAATTTTGTTATAAAAATAATTATTTGACAAAGAGAGGACAAAGAAGATATACAGCAGAAATTGTATACAGATATTTATTTGACAATGATTTTGTTGAAAGTCATACAGGAAAAGAGGATTGTATAATTGAGGGGAAAATCATGACAGAATTATTAAAGAGAAATCCAGAATCAAATTTTAAACTTTGGGAATAAGAGCATTATGGGGTTGACAACAACTCCATTTTGTGCCCGGGGGGGGCCGCCGTATAAAAATACATTAAAACGTATAAATATTTTTTTTCAAATAATAGTTGACATTTTAGATTATCAGGTGTATAATACTTATAGAAGATAAGGAAAGGACGTGTTCAAATGAAATTAGCAAACGCAAACAAAATTCGTAAACAGTACATTGAAGAACTTCTTACTTATTTCCGTTGTGATGGTTCTTCTGACAGTGAAGATTGTGGTATGATTACCTCAAACAGTTTTAACTTCCCAGTAGTTGCTGATGATGGTGAGGAGGGTTGGGTTGAAATCGTTGTAAAGATTCCCAAAGAGGATGATGGTTATGAAAAAAGAGAAGAATTTCAAATGAAAATGAAAAAAAAAAGAAGAAAAAAAACAGGCACAAGCCGAAGCCAAGGCAAAGAAGATTGCCAAGGACAAGGCACGCAGAGAAAAGGCGAAGGAGTAATCCTTCGCCCCTTTGGGGTTGGCCCGGGCGATTTTTTTCAACTTTTTTTCAAAAAAGTATTGACATTTCAAAGTTTATGGTTTATAATAAGTATGTAAGGTAAAGGAAAGGAGAACAGAGATGAGTTATTGTGACAGCATAAATTGTGGTTATTGGTATAAAGGCGAAGATGATGATTTCCCTTGTTGCCACTTTGAGGGATGGACTGCTCCTTGCGAGTATGAGGATGAGTATGAGGAGGAAGAATAAATGAGAATTGAAAAAAGAGAAATGATTTTTCTTTCACAAAAAGAAGCAGACACTTGGACAAAATTTTCCCAAATTCTTGAAGGAATTGAAAGAGAAACTGAAAGTTCGTATATTCTTGACCTTATCAGTGAAATCACTGGTCATATGTCAGACTTGTGGGAAGAAGTGGAGGATATTGAATAAAAGGACTTGACAAGTCCTTTTTATTTTGCCCGGGTAAATGCTTGTGCCCGGGCCAAAAGTCAAATTTTCCACCACTATAATTTTATCACACTCTTGTCAAGTTGTCAAGCCCAAATTTTCAAAAAATTTTTTTTCTTTTCTCCGTCAAGCACTTGACGAAGTCAAGTTTTGACACGTGTCGCGTCGTGGCGTTTGTCAAATTTTAAATTATATAGCAGCTGCGAATGAGCTGCAAATTTTGATAGCAGCTGGCGGCTGTCAAATTTTTATTAAGCTGCAATTGTGCCGCAGCTGCAAATTTTAATGAGCTGCAAAATGTAGGAGCTGCAAAAATTTGACAATTTTTGTCAAATTTTCAACGAGCTGCGATTACGTAGAAGCTGTGCCTTATATTTATATTTCCCCTTTTATTATAACACAAATTTTAAAATTAATCAAGCTGCAAAAGCTGTCAAATTTTTACGCGCAAATCTTAAACGTTTCAAACTTTGATTTTTAATTAAAATTAAGTTATAATATATATAGAAAGTGAGAAAAGGAAAAATAAGTTCCTACTCATAAAAAACAAACCAAATCTAATTGGCGCCACTCGCCTTACAGTGGAGAAAGAGGAAATATTATGACGAAGAGAGAATTCTATGTAGCAATCGCAAATGGTGAGATGAATGACGAAGTAAAGGCTACCGCCGCAGAGTACATTGCAAAGATGGATGAAGCAAACGAGAAGCGTAAGAATACCCTGTCCAAGAAGCAGGAGGAGAACGAGGCAATCAAGACAGAAATTCTGGGACATCTTGATACCGAAGCAAAAACTGCTACTACGATTGGCGAACTAATGGGTATTTCTACTCAGAAGGCGTCGGCTCTGCTTAGACAGCTTGTAAATGACGGCAAGGCTACTGCAACCGAAGTCAAGATTACGGGTAAGGGTAAGCAAAAAGGTTATACGAAGAATTTTGCAGAGTAATGTATACGTAATACGTATACGTAAAAGAGAGAGCATACGCTCTCTCTCTTTTTTTTTATATATTATTTAAAATTTGATTTGTGTTGAAATTTGTCGCAGGAACATTTTTAGACCAAAGGTTGACTTTTTATACCTTTTTATGCCTATTTACACTTTTTCACGCTCAACGCCGACCGAAATACCACTCTGACATATTGCGCACGCCTTCGCCTATGTTGTCGCACCAGCTCCACTGTCATGACTACCAAGATAACATGTACATTTTTACGTATACGTTTTACTTATACGTCCTGTGTACAGTTAGACGTCCTAAACGTATACGTTTTACTTATACGTCCTGTGTACAGTTAGACGTCCTAAACGTATACGTTTTACTTATACGTCCTGTGTACAGTTAGACGTCCTAAACGTATACGTTTTACTTGTACGTCCTGCGTATCGGTTAGCCAGACACCCCCAACGCTGCCCCTTTTCAGTGTACGGCCCTTTAACCCCCTATATGTATACGTTTAATTCCCCTTATACGTATACGTATTACTTATACATTTAACGTTACTGCCCCCTTTAACCAGCTCCTTTAACCCCTTATACTTATACGTTTAACTTATACATATTACGTATACGTAATACTTATACGTATTACATATACTTTATACTTACATGTAATACTTATATTTTTTACTTATACACAAATGTAGAATTTTCCTCTTTTTTCTCTAATTTTTTGGAAAAATTTTTACTCCTCAAATTTTTTCTCAAAATATTTTGCTTTTATTTTTTCCCAAAATATTCTAACACAAAATTTTCCCAAAATATTTACATTGCGCCGACTCCTAAAATTTATATAAAAAATAGAGTGAGTATTAATTATTTACTCACTCTATATCTCTTAACTATTTTTATTAGTGCACAGCTCTATAAGACCGTGAAATAAAACAATATCATAGTTTTCTTCACATATCTACTCTAAATTCTGCGCACTCCTATTTAGTTGGTCCATTTCGCACCTCAATCATCCAGTTACCGCAGTAGTAGTAAGAGTGCCGGTATCATCAACTGTGATTTTGAATTTTTTAATACTTCCTTCCGTAGAGCTTTTCATAATTATTTCAGTACGCGCTGGCAAATATTTTTCATCTATCGCAACGTAAGCCGCAAACATATATTCAAGATTTGAAACGTACATTCCATTACTCTTTCTAAAATATAACCCTGTTTCTTCAAAAGTAAGACCAAGGCTCACGACCGAAGTATTCTTAACTCTTATACATATAACTGCATATTCGCCAAGTTCCCAATATTCAGCATTTGGTAGATTACTATCCACCACATCTTCTCTTGACCATTGTGCACCATTTGACATTACGATTTTAATATTTTTTAACATCAATACATCTGGTGTAATATTTGAAACCTTATAGTACATTCCTCCAACAGCAGTTTTACCAGCCGTATCACCATCCCATTCAATTTTATAGGCATGAGTATTTATGTAAAACGGCCTGTTCTTAATATAATCAGGTGCGGTTTCATCATTCTGCTCCCAATCTGGTTGAACCTTGTTACTTTTTAACATAGAGTCTAAGACCGATGGGTTCGTATTTTCTGGAGAATCCATAACATATTCTATAATTTTTTCATCAGTCATTTTTACTACCTCCTCTGTTTTCTACAAAAAAGTAGCAAAATATATATATCAATACATTATATTCAATCACAAAAAAAAAGAGTAGGATTTCTCCTACTCTCACATATATCTACACTTTATTCAATCAGCATCCACTGTTTGTCATCAAGTTCTCTTGAGTGCCACTTCAATACCCAAACACCACAATCTTCATAGTAAAGATGAAAATCTCCATAACCCATATCTTTAAAAATAGGGATTAGCTTTGAAATATATTCCCAATCACCAGCAATTTGAGGCACCTTATCATTCTCTTCAAAATTACACATAGTAGCAATCGCGCCATTATATGTAGAATTATCTTTGCACACCCACTTATGATAGCGTTTAATATTTTCCTGTACTTCAGGCACAAAATCCTCCAGCTTAAAATCCATAAAATTCTTCTCCTTTACCAGATAAAATTCTTTCTGACTTCATCAATTGCTGACATTCCCTCTTCGGACAATTCATAACAATTATCATTTCCGACTTGAACAAGTAGAACAACCGCAAGTAAATCTTCTCCGTAATGATTTGACAAATTTTCCATTGCCTGAACAAAATCTTCACCAAAACAAATTCCCATTGCTTCAACATCTTTGTCATCAACGGCATTGTATACTTTTACTTTATACTGAAACATTTTTACACCTCAATTCATCTTCCAACCATTATGTTTAATTATTCTTCTCATGCTCTCTGCGCCGACTACGTTCATCGAATGAATTTCAAACACCGTAGGAATAATCCAACCACACAGTTCTTGTTTTTGTTCAAGCCAATTAAGCAATTCAATATAGTCTGCGCCATAATCGCCCGCATCGTGATCAAGACTAATCATTTCAATTTTTAATTCTTTGCGCGGAGTGATATATTGAGTACATACTTTTTTGGCTTCATCCACTGTCTTAATCCAGCGCCAACCAGCAGGAGCAATTCGAATATCATCCAGCCATATCTTCATTTTAATCCTCCCTTGGAAGTCGCATTGTAATCTCTCCAACTTCAATATTTACCCAAAGTGCTCTTTTTGTCCAATTCCAATATTTTTATTATACGTCGCCATTACCTACGACTAAAATCTACCAAGTGAAGTTCAACATTTTTTAAATCACGCGTCTATACTATTTTTAGTTCCAATAATCTCATTGGAAATATTTATCCACGGATGTACCTGAATAGGTTCAACTACTTCTTTCGGTACATGCCCATAAAGCCTTTCATACCAAAGATTATAAAATCAGTATGTAAAAACATAATATTCTCCTTAAACCACCCGTCTACCGCAGAAAGGACAGAATTTAATTTCCTTATCTTCAAAAGTAACTTTTGAAAGGCCGGCGGGCTTTTCTTTTCTTTCTACCCAATCATAAATCATACAAAATTCGCAACCTCTTGATTCTACTGTTAGATTAACAAAATTGGTATTTTTGTTTTTTACTTTATTATCACTCATTTCTTTTTCCTTTCTAATTCTTTTTTAATATATTCTTCAAAAATAGCGTATAACACTTCATTTACTTTAGATTTTGTTTCATTGTTTATTACCATTGGGTGATATAATTCAAAATCATCTTTCATTTGTTGAATTTGTGCCATTGAGTCTTTTGCCAATACGCGCGCCTCCTCAAGAGAAAGCTCATTACTTTTTACAGAAATAAGAAAATCTCTCCCATATTTAGGATAACTAATTAAGCACTTGGCAAAACTTTCACCACTGATATAACTTTTAATAAATTCTTCAAGTCGAAGAATGTGATGAAGCTGCTTACCATCATACCCCCATTTGTTAATTTTCCATTCAATAGTTGGATAAGGATGTTCGAGTGCTTTATATTTTTCCATTGCCATTCCAGACATCGACTTCACTGCGCCGACTACATTAAAATGAGCAATTTCTTCTCGTAAAGCTACAAGTTCTTTCCAATATGGAGAAAAATCATGACTAATGATAACATATGGAGTAAATAAAATTTCTAAAAAATTTATATTTTGTTTCCAAAACTGTTCAAAATAAACTCTTATATCTTTAATATCAATGTGTTCATCATTTTCTCTAATTTTTGTAAAACTTACGGGGCGCCGATTGAATACAATATCTTTAAATTTAGGCATTACTAAACATTTAGTATCAATATCGCTACACTCATAAGCCAAATCATAATTTTGGCTACCTTGGAGAGCTAATACTAAAGGCTCATATCCTTCTTTTACGGCATCTTCATAATGTTCGCGCAGTCCTACTGAAATAATTTTATAATTTTTATCTAAATTCATCATTATAATACTCCATAGCCACAATAATCAATTAAAACTATTTTTTCTTTTATATATCCAATATTACCAAGATGAATATCATTAATTTCGTTTCTATATGAAAAATCAGCAACTGCCGCAACATCTTCTTCTGGATAATAATAATAAAAAATATCTAAAGCTATTTCATTATCATCCATAGAAGAAATTAGTTCTGCTTCTTCTTCAAACATATCTTTATTATCGCAAAAACGGGTTCTTTTACTATAATAATCATCATAAGTATAGTCTTCGTTTACTTCCGCAAACTCCATAGCGTATACTGTTCTGCCAATGAATTCACCCACTGGAACTATTTCTGCGAAAAATTTAGCTAATCCTTCTTTTTCCGCACTTTTATATTTTTCATATTCTCTTTGGCAATATGATTTTTCTATGTCTAAATCTATTTTAAATACATATTCTGGTTCATCAAAATCATTATCAAACCAAAATACCGCACGAGTGCCACCCCTATTATATCTAATTCCGATGGCATCAAGTTCATCATAATCAATATAACCATCATGATTAAAAAAATCAACAACACTCTCAATATTGGCGAGCTGTTTAATTATTTCTTTCCCTTGTAAAGTGGCTTGCTCTCTATTCATTTTATTTTTCCTTTCTTTTATTTTCTATAATTATTATATCAAAAAAATAATAGAAAAACAAATTATTAATAAAGAATTTTTTCTTCTGGGATTGTATTTAATACCTCATAAATTCCTGCACAGACTAATATTCTTTTTACCTCTGGAAATTTTTCAAAGGTATCTTTCATTGAATTTTGTAAAACTTGCTCGTAATGTTCAATCTCTTTTTCATAGGCTTCAATTTTATCTTTTTCTTTTAAAGTATTATTTAAAATAGATTCACAATATTTTTTAAAACATATACCAGCAGGAGAAATTCTACCAAAAGTGGATAATGTTTTTAATTTTAATTTTTGACGTAATTTTTTAAACATTATCAATAATCTCCCTTATAGTTTGTATTTCGATTGGAGTGAAAACTATATTATCTGCGCTTACATTTATATAAAATTGTTTACCACGATGAAAATCTTCACAATCCACAACGCTTTTCTGATGAAGATGACCATGAATATTTATATATTGACAATTCTCTATCGGCTCATGAGAAAGAATAAAATCATGCCAAAGAAGTGGAAATCTACTTACCATTTCAAAACCCGCATTGTAATAAGTTGAAAGACTGGCGCCGTCATGGTTACCGAGAATCAAAATTTTTCTACCATTAAGCTGTTGCCCAAACTCAACAATTTTATCCTTTCCACACAGTGCAAAATCGCCCAACATAAACACTCTATCATCTCGTTTAACTACTTTATTCCAATTTGAGATAAGGGCTTCATTCATTTTTTCAATACTATCAAATGGGCGCCCGCAATATTTAATTATATTTTTGTGACTAACAAAAATGGGTATCGCCTATAAACCAAACCTTTTGCCCATTCATTTTATCATCACCTCCTATTTACTATGTGCTTCCATTCATAATCAGTTAATTCATAACCTAATTCTCGCCAAACTCTATTATTAACTTGACTATATCTTGAATTTCCATTTATACATTTACTAATACTTTGTCTACTAACTCCTTCAATTCTTGCAGCTTCTGATATACTATCATAAAAAACTATATCGTCAACATTATTTATCTTAATACCATAAATTTTTTTACGTCTATTATTTGTTTTAAATATTGGTATAATTACATTATTACATTCATCAAGTCTTGCGCAGTTCTTCTAATAAAGCGTTTGGTTGTAAAAATTTATGTTTCATTTTTTCTCAGTCCTTTTCATAATTACTTTTTGTTTATCTATATTCCCCCACTTATATCCACGACGTTTTAAAATAGACCAGTATGCATCTCTACGACGATTATCTGACCAAGTGCAGTAGATTATTACATTTAAATAATCAAAATCATTTAAGCATCTTTTTTCTAATTCATCGAATAATTTTAATCCAGCAACAATGGTTTCAAACGGATATTTTCCACTAATCGTTTTATGGTCATGAAGTTTATAATAATCCTTTCGCTTGTTATATACGGTTAAAACTATATTAAACCAAACAGTATCATTACTCGCGCCAACTTCTTCCAAACTAATTTCAATGGTTTGATTTTTAACTTTTGTTCTACCTATATAAGATAATTTATTTTTATCCCAACGAATATTTGATTCTAATCCCACAAATTCCAGAAATCCTCCTTTAACATATCAAGTCCATCTTTAAGGTTTTTATTACGCCATTCAAAAATCTTTTTCTCTTCTTCAAGATATTTTTCGTAAAGTTTTTTATTAATTTCTTCACTGTTTAATTTATAATATCCATCGGATGTTTTTTCAAGCTTCAAACTTTCAAGATATTCATCTTTATAAGGATTAATATAAGAAGTTTTATCTTCATGGGCTTCCTTGAAACAATCTGCCATTTTATTAAGAATATCACACCACATCCAGCCCTCATCCCCAGATTTAGAGCTATCATAATATTTATTAGGACATCCAACGTTGCATTCGGCTAAATGTTTTAAAGACACTTCAAACAGTTCTAAATAAAAGTTGTATAAATCCCAACAATCCAAATCACTAAAACCTCTCGTGGCACGCTGCCATCCATATTTAATTGCGCGACACCAATATCCAGGCAGCCTCCACCAATTGAGCGGATTTTTCCAATTATAGAGATTTTTCCAGTAGTTTAATATGTTCATTTAACTCCTCCAACATCATTCTCTTTACTTCCGCGCTCACTCTTTCAGTCACTCTTTCAGTCATCACATTCTTAACAAAAAGGATTGAACGTTTTAATTTTTCATTCATTAGCTTAAATCTCCAATGCCCCAAGTACTCTTTCAATTGCTGGAACAGTCTGTTCCTTCAACCAATCTATAAATTCTATCTCTTTATTTCTAAATTTTCTAAATAAGAAAGAAGAATGAGGGTCATTTTTTGCTATATTGGCAAAAGCTTTAATTGAATAGCCATAAAGATTATAATACATATTAAAAGCCATCTCAGCTTGAACGTTATGTTTTATAATAGCTTCATAAAAATTATCAACATATTCCTTATGCCATGGGCAATAAGCAACCAAATCATCAACTTTATCTTCTTTCCAAACCTCAATCATTCTCTTTAAAGTTAAAATTCTATTATTTGAGAGTCTTGCAGCTTTTAAATACCATTCACCCTTAACTTTGATTCTGGAAAAATTTTTATCAACAATCACAAAACCCTCTTCATTCTCTCCAAAATGCTTCGCGACTTTTAAAACTTCTTCAATATTAAATAGGTTAAACTGTTTAGGTGTAGAAAAAGTTGAAGCTAAATTTTCATCTAAAAATTCTTCACCAGACTCATTATATCTTGAACCCAAGTAAAATAATTCCGGCTTATCATAGTGTACTATAATCTGTGTTTGCGGCGAAACAAGTTCAAACATATGAGTTGCTTCTGGATTTAATGCCCAATTAACCTTCTCTATTAATAGTTGTTTGAAAAGCTTTCCATATACGGCGCCGTCGCCTTCAAAAGCATCAATCATCCCATTAGTAGAATAATGCCATTCTCCATCCCACCAAAGCTTCATCAAACTTCCATCAATTTTTTCTAAAACAGAAGCATTGCGCCAATCAATTTCAGAAGCATAAACTTCTCCATAGTTAAAAAACTTATCAAAAGGACGGCAAACAAAGCACCACTCTCCATCTTCTTTTTGCTTTAAGATATGCCCGCGGCACTCCAAAGCCCATTCCTTTGAAAAATCAGTTTCACCAAGAACATATTTGACTAACACATAACCATCACGCTCTTGAACCTTAACTCCATTTTCATGGAGTTCAGTTCTCCAATTTTTAGAATTAAAAAGTTCAAGCAAGTTCATTTTTATTCTCCTTCAATACAAACAATATTACCAAAACAACCACCAAGCATTAAGAAAATCAGAATTTTCTGCGGGACGGATATTTTTTACATAAGTTATATAAGCTTTATACATGGTCATTATCCTTTCTTACTAAATATTTACTTGTTTCGGGTTCTAAATCTTCTTTACCAATAGTTGATAAATCAACAGTATAAGGAATGCGTATAATGGGTATATTATTATCAAAGCAATATTGATTTTTTATACGGTCTTGTTTTTGCGTTTTCTCAAACCTTTCTTTTGTATTCCAAGATAACTCACTTGCTTGATATGTAAAGTGTTGTTTCCCATCATACTCAATAATATAATTTTTCGTAGGCACGTAAAAATCAAAACGCGGATGGTGTCCATTTTCATAAACAAAATCTTCAAAAATATATTCTTGAATAAAAGGTATTTTATAATTGATAAGCATTTTGCTTATGGCGAGTTCACCCAAACTTTGTCGCTCAGGGCATTTTCCACAACTTTGCACCGACCCGTCTCGTAAATCGGTAGTTGAAACTTCAATATAATTACCACAAGAACATTTACATCGCCACATCTTTCTATTGTTTTTGGAACGAGAGAATTCTTCTACGAGAAGTTTCCCATAAGTATTGCCGACTTCGTTTGTTAATACTTTATGTCTATTACATTCATCACACTTAGTCGACTTTCCAGAAACTAGTGCCGTTCCTCTAACAGAACTGATTTTCCCACACAATTTACATTGACAAATCCAATATGAATTTTTCTTTTCCTGTGTGAGTTGTAAATCTTTTTCAATAACATACCAATATCCAAACTGTTGGTTTTCTAACTGTAATTTTTTTACCATTGGATAACCTCCTTTGTTCTTATATATATAAGTGGGTTTTATCAAATGGTACTACAACATTACAATGCATAAATTTGGACATTGGGGTGCTTACGAACATTTTTTAATTCTGTTATATATGCTTTATACATTTTTAATTACCTTTCTATATTCTTCACTAATTTTTCCCAGACATTTCCAAACTGGTTTTCATATCCTTCGTTAATATCTTCTTTTCTAAGAATATACTTTGAATTTTTAGTTTCAGCAACAATTATTCCCTGCTCATAAATAAAACGCTGTATAGTAGATGTATTCACATATTTTCCATCTGCAAATTTTGGATTTCCATAAACCGCGCCGTGAATACAGGTATGCCTACACTCGGGAGCAACATAATACCAATTATCAAGTGGAAGCTCACATATACTCCAATCTTTAATTTCTGGGTAATTAAGTTTCATTATATTTAAACCTCCCAAAATTCATTTTCTTGCTCTCGTAGAATATCCATATGCTCTTCATTATTATAGTCAAACGGTTCTACACAATACTCTATGTCATTTTCTCTCTTTTCATCAATATACTCTTCATCATCTTCATTCCCATAATAACAATGATAATATCCATCATAACATTCACAAGCACATTCATAAACATAATTATTAGCCTTTTCCTTAGAGCTTGCTTCTAAAGCAATAATATTAGATTCGTTACTACAACCATAATGACCAATGAATTTCATATTTATACCCCTTTTCTCATTTTCTATAATTATTATACCAAAAATTTTCAAAAAAATCAAATTTTAAAGCAAAAATTCCTTCATTATATCTTTAAAGTCTTGTAAAAATGAAACACTAATAGTTATATTGTTTAAAGCATCATTTTTTTGTTCTATCCACATTTCTTTTGTGTATACAGATTGTTCTTCTGTCCATTTAATTGTTCCTGAATTAATTTGCGCTTTAACTATATCATGTGGGTTCCTTGTTCCTTTTTCTATGGCATCTGCTAATAACCAAAGGAAAAAAGATAATGGAACCAATATACCATCAAGATTAAAAATATGCAAACTTGTACCAGAGGTTTGTGGCAATCCTACAGTTTCAAAATCATCAAATAAAAAATAAGCAATATCTTCTGCTATCCAAGTTTGAAAATTTTTTCTCATATCTTCTCCAATGGCACCAGACATCGTCTGCATAATTCCACCAACAAAAGTATTAATATTTTCTTGTACATGACTTAATAAATTTTGAAACTGCCCAAGAGTTAATTTATTACCAGATGAAAAACCATGAAAATTTTCATTTAAAGAATAATTTTTTGCATTTGAATAAACAATAAATCCATTATCTATTTTTGAAATTTTTTCTCCCAATTCTTTAATCATTTGATAGTTTCTTTCTCTTGAAACGCTTTCATTTGTTTCAATAGTCTCTTGAATTATATTAGGATCAATATTAAAAGCAATAATATTATCAGCTTTCATGCCAGTCGCGCCAGTATGCACTGCACCACCGTTGTTAATTCGGACGTTTTTTGCTTTTTTTAAACTACTAATAATTTCATTAACAGTTAAATTTTCAAGATATTCTAAAGAAATACCCCCATCTGAATAACGATTTCTATCAACTATTCCTTTTGATTTAATTTTTTGTAAAGAAGACTGTACTCTTTTTTTTGAATTTATCTCTATAGATTTTAACATTGCTTGTTTTAATTCATCTAAATGATAAAGATTATATAATTGAGTAGAAAAGCTATTTTTTCCATAAATCTTATTTATTCCTTTAATTAAATCTGAATAAGCTTTTTCATCTTCTTTCCCAAAAACTTCATTAGAATTTAGCATTTTAATGATTGCTTCTTCAACTACCTTAGGAAGCTCATCAGATAGAATTTCATCGGCCACTCTTATAATGTGTTCTTTTTTATCTTTATTAGAAATATTATTCATAATTCTATTAATAATTTTATCTCTCTTAGCATTCCATTCGGTTTCAAAATAAGAAGGAAAATATTGAGCTATAGATAAGTGAGTCTGATTTTTATTTAATAAATTCAAACTTCTTTGATATACTATCTTTAAATTCATATAATTATTTAAAGTATCTATAAGTTCCTTGGCCGCACCCGGTCGTTCAAAATCTATATCTAATGGAACTTGAAAAATATTTTTTAATAAAGAAAGTTCTTTGTTTAGCTCATTTTTTGACATTGAACGTAAATTTGTAACTATTCTAAAATTTTCTCTATATTCATTACGAATTTTATTTAAAGAAGAATTAACATTATCATATAATTGTTTATTTTTCCCATTAAATTCTGTATTTAAACGTTCATAAAAAACATATAATTGAGATAATGAGCGACTTTTATAATCTAAATTAGCCATAATATACCTCCTATATTTAAAAGTAAAAAAAGAGAGCCTAAGCTCTCCTTTTATAGTTCTAAAAACTCTTTCATACAGTATCCATCTTGAATTCTAACCCATTCGTTTTCAACTTCAAGAATATCTACTACTTCTCCTGGGTCTAAAACCTTAATAATTTTAGATTCCTTTGAAGGAGTCTCTCTAACATTTAATTTTACTTGAACTATTGCAGTTTGAGTAATTTGATTTTCATATTCAAGTTCTTCAATATTTTCAATTTTTATTTCAGCCATAATTACCTCCTAAATCATTATAATCACTAATGGGAGCTTTACAATCTGCCCAATCTTCTAAAGAATTAGTATCAACACATTCTACTATGGAAGAACCATTAGTTATAGCCATACCTTCATCTGCTATAAGTCTATAGATTATAGAATAATCGATATTATCGTCGGGTTTAACAGGTGAAGTTGTTATCTTTCCAGGTTCTCTTTCATATCTATAAAGGTTAACTATCTGCATAATATTACTCTCCTGTATAATTGTAGTTTATAGTAGCGTTGGTTGCGCCCCAAGGAGCGTTTGCTACCTCTCCTTCAGACCAAGGAACATTTATTGTTGTAAGATTAGTACATCCTTCAAATGAACTTGAATGAATCGAAGTTGGTGTGCCTTCAAAAGTTATTGAGGATAAACCGGTACAATTCTTAAAAGCCACAGCTTCAATACTAGTTAATCCTGCAGGTAATGAAGTAAGTGCTAAATTAGAACAACCATAAAAAGCAGAATTCCCAATAATAGTTAATTCTGCAGGTAATGAAGTAAGTGCTAATTTAGAACAATCATAAAAAGCAGAATTCCTTATCTTAGTATACCCATGCATATTCACGTCTATTAAATCGCCAAACATACCATATACTTCCTCTATATATGGCTCTGTAGCCCCACTTTGAATATTATCAATTTCGCTAGCCATCTGGTCGAGGGTAAGAGAATCTGTGCTACCAGTTTTAGTTCGGATAGCATTTGCAATTGCCGTAAGTTTATCAGTAAGTGCCATTCTCAATCACCCCCAACGCATTAGATATTGCGGTATCTACATAATCTTTAGTTGATAAAGAAATTTCTTTAAGTGAGCCACCATCAGAATAATAAGCCGTAAGAATATATGCGTGTATAGTAACAGGATTTACTGGGTATAAAAATAGGTAACTGGCACTACTCCTATTCGTAAGTTTTAAGTCAGCGATTCCATTTCCGCTTAAATCGAGAAAAATATCATGCCTCGAATTATATGCATCATCTAATGCCTTAGACAATTCGCGCCATCCTGTAGTATCAGTTGGCAAATTCGTTGAATCTACTACAAATTCAGGAGTGGAAGGAATATATTTCTCTGGTACTTTTATTACTTGTTCTGATACTTCTCTTATCGAGATTGTATGAGTAGCCCCGATTAAAGCTTCATTCGTTGTAGCCATAATGAGCAGACCATTTTGGGCTGCATATACAGTTCCTTTTATAGTACCGCTCATAACTTGCGCAAAGTCATCACCGAAATAAACAAGGCTCTGACCGCTCTGAGCAAATTTAGTTCCTATGTACTCGGTTGTGGTTCCATCGAATGTTACCGAATATGTGACCCCGACTGTGATTTCGTTTTCGAATGTAGAAGATATTAGTGCTTCTCCTGATTCAAGGAGCACGCTTGTTTCGGGTAGCCATTCCGCTTCTATTTTATCTCCAGTATAAAACGGTCTATTTTTCACGTAATCCGCCGCTGTCTCATCGTTCTGGTTCCAGTCGGATTGGATGCCACCACCGCCACCACTATGCTGGTCGGTATACGATTTTGCAAGAGCTAAAGTTATAGCATTAAAACTCATTTATTATCACCTCACATCTCATACCATTTTCCATCATTTCCCATAATAAAGACTTGCTTTGTAGAAATAATATAAGCTTTATCACCAAAGGCAATATTCTCATTTTGAGCTAATACGGTCTTATCAGCATCCTTCATACAATACCATAATCGATCTTGCACATTCGCTCGTGCCCATGATTGGGCAAGGATATAATTATCCATCTTTTTTCCTCCTATTTAATAATAATTAAGAAAAATGCATTCTCTATATTTAAGTAGAAATGGAACTTTTAGAATATAAAAATTCAATCTATAAAAAAGAAGAGAAAGTCAAATTTGACTTTCCCTACTCATTTACTCCCAATTCATCGTCTGTTTTTTCTTACGAGGCACCGCCGGCAAATTCATCTTTAACAATTTTGACAACATCTGCTGAATCAATTTTTGTATCTGATTGTTTATTTAAATCTCCTAATAATGTAGTTAATATAGCTGGATTAGTGTTTTCTGGGGTTTCACTAATATAGTTAATTATTTTATCTACCAAAATACTATATACCTCCTCATAAATTAAAATTATTTTTTATTTCCTAATCCAGTAAATCTGCTAATGCACTTGTCGCACTACGCTCTGATTTTTCTAAATGAACATAACCAAATAATCTTTGTCCAGTTAATTTTTCAGTAGCGGCGCCAAGACCACTGGAAGTTTTAAATATTTCTTTATCCGTTTGTTTATGGTCACCATCTAACCATAATTCACTGCTTTCCCCAACACGACCAATCAATAATTGTACATGTTCAACTGTAAGATTTTCTGCTTCACTTGAAATTATAATTGAGTTTTTTATATCACGACCACGAATAAAACCAAGATGTTGAACTTCAAATTGATTATTACTAACTAAATGTTCAAGACCATCTAAACCTCCAACATGGTCAGCTACAGGCATCGCAAAATATAAAAGTTTATCAAATAAATCCCCTGGAAGGGCGCCAAGTGGTATTGTATTCTTAACCTCAATATTGTTTCTTACCCAAACTATTTTTTGAAATTGACCTCGTGCGATTAAATCTAAAGCATGGGTAATCATTAATAAAGTTTTTCCAGAACCAAAACGCCCAGTAAGCACTTTTATTGGGGTTGTTCTATCTTGAAGTAAATCCATCGCACATTCTTGTTGTATATTACGAGGTTTTATAATTCCAGTAAAATTATTATCTAATTGTTTAAATTTTAATTTACGCAATTTTCCATCTTGAAAGCAATATTTATCAACAATTTGATTATTATTTTCAAGTAAAATATATTCATTTTCTGCCGCAGTTATTTCTATTAATCCTTCATAAAAAGATGCTAATTCTGTATCACTTAATGCTATTTTAGTGCAACCCATTAAAGAGCCTCCTTAAAATAAATCATCTATATCATCAACAATTTTATCTACTACATGTTTTTCTAAAGCTAAAGGCGCCCTAACATACCAATCCATACCTATATTATTTAATACTTCCGCTTCTGTAAAATCAGTACAAGATACTATTTTTTGAACTAATATATTTAACTGTTCTTGATAATCTTCTATTAAAGATAAGACATCATTAGCATTGCCATTAACACCTATACTTCCTTTATGAAATAAGAAATAACTTGATGGTAACATATATCTTTTATGGCAATTTAAAAAGATGTATGCCGCAGCCGATGCAACCATTCCCATTGCTATTCCTATAATTGGAGTTTTACTTAGAGTGATAATATTTGAAATCATTGCCTGTATATCTAAATCGCCGCCAACGGAATGAAATAATAATTTAATTGGTTTTCTCTGCTCAATTGGAATACCACTATCCTCTTTATTCCAACGAAGAATATTTTTCACATATAAAAGTGATAAATCACTAATTTCATCATCAATCCATAAAACTCTATTCTCTAAATCTTGATAAAAAGCTAAAAGTTCCTCGTCAGGTAATTGTTGATTTGCTATGTTTTCTGGTACATATAGCATAACTGTATCTTTATCCATTAATCCCTCCTATAAATTATCATTTTCATATGGTGATTGTAAACTCCAATCCCAATATTCTTTACTATGATAATTTTTTCTAAAATAATTTAATCCATTCCTTCCAGCAAAAAATAAATAATCATTAGGTAGAACTCTACCAACATTTGAAAATCCTTCTTTTTCTAATAACCATCTTATTAATATATCATTAGATAATTCTAAAAATTCATCTTCTACTTTAGTATTTGGGTCCCAAGCAAATTGATGTTTAGCTGTAATTACTTCCTTAATATCACTTCCATAATTACCGCTATCTACTCTATTAAGAACGCACCATACAACCGCCGCCTTGTGAGGAACCGATTTAATGCCACGCGCCTCTCTATAAACTAATTTTGCCAACATCTCTATTTCGGGTTGAAATTTTAATATTTCGTTTTCAATTTTTTCTTTTTGTTCTTTTGTGACTTTAACTTTTATAGTATCTGAAAAATATTCTAATTGTTCTATTTCTTCTTTTTGATTGTTATGTTTTTTTAAGGTTTCAAAATCATAATTTTTTATAAAATTTATACGGTATAAAATTGGTTTTAGAGTAGTATTTTGTAATTCTTCTATTTCTTCTATCGGCATTGATTCTATTACTTCTGTTGCAGACGCGCCTGCTGGATGAAATAAACAAACAATTACTAAAATTACTACTAAAACATATCGTATCTTTTTCATTTATCTTCCTTTGGTTGCTATTTTATAAGTAGTTTTTTATTAGAAAGAATCTAATTCAATAATGTCATTAAACATTATTCTAAACTTATCATTTAAAATAGCGTCATCGTGGTAGTGCCCAAAGAACCATTTTGTAAAAGTTATTTTGTTTTTTATTTTTTCTAAAAAATTTTCCATTGTTTTATCAACTTTAGATTGGTCTATAAAATTAAGAAATAAATATGTGGGTTCTTCACTTATCGGCGCCGTATGTGACAAAATATAATCATAATGATTAATATATTCTACAAGACTTAAAATTCTACTTCTTTCATCTTCTGACATTTGTTCATCACTAAACCAATTCCACCCATTTTTTAATCTATATTCTTTATCAACACTATATGCCCCACCTAAAATTAAAAAATTTTTATCATTTATTGTCATTAAACCGTCCATTGGAAATAAAATATTTGGATATTCAGGTTCAACCCAACAATTACAGTTTAATTCTGCTTTAGAAGTTAAAACATATGATGAAATATTTTGAGGTCGCGCCTCATGATTACCATGAATACAAACAAGTGTAATTGGTAAATTACTAATCTTATTTTTTAACTTTTTATCTCTTTTATCTAAATAGTAATTTATTCCAGCATCACCAAGAATAATTAAATAATCTTGCAAATCTATTTCGTTATCATAACAAAATTTTTCCAAAAAGTTAAAATCACCGTGAGTATCGCCTCTTATAAAAATTCTATTCATATTATCCTCCTTTTATATATATTATAACAAAAAAGTCGTCAAAATCAAGTTTTGACGACCATTTATATATAAACCGAGCAGAAAAAACAAATGGCTCGGACATGGCAACGGGAGATAGAGTCGAACTACCTTACCTTGGGTCAAAGCCAAGTATCCAATCCGTTGGATTATCCCGCTTTAATAAAGACAATCTGATAGTAATCTATTATACCATAATGGATCTATCTCTTTAATCTCATCAAAAAGAATAGGTGTTTCTTTAAGTTTAATTTCACCAGTCCAGTCAAAAAAACTACCTAAATATCCGACCACAAAATGTCCCTCAATCGATAAATAATAAATATTTAATTTTTCAAATCTCTTTTTAAGAATATAAGCAAACCATAAACAATTACCATTTATCCAGTCGCAATCTTTTGAGAATCTTTTTTGTATAAAATTATTTATTTGTTCTATCATATTTCTCCATTAAGAAAGGATTTTACTTATCGGTGCGCCACAAGTTCCTTTAAACTCCCGAATGTCTTAAGCATCAACATTATTGCCTTAACAATTTATATCCCGGCGACTGCCCGTCCGGTTTAACCTAACCTTTATGGAGAAAATGTCTTATGTTTTCTCTCGGCTTCAATCGGTTAAATTTCAAAAAATCGAGCAAATAGACTAAATGGGTCAGTTTCTTGTCCAGTGATAGAAAAGTGATAACTACCATAATCCTTACAAAAATCATTTAGTACCTTGTTATATGCCTTGCGCGCGTCAAGTAAATTTTTGTAAGCGTTTTCGACTTCTTTGGCTCTTGAAGCTCTCTGCTCGACCAGAGCCTTAGCTTTTGTCTCTGCTTTTTTCTTAGCTTCAATCGCTTGCTTCTCCGCTGTTTCACAGTCGGACTGCGTGTCGTAAAACTTTTTAAGCATTTCAGAATAAAATTTCATTTTCAAATCAACTCCTATTTTGATTTTAGCAATTAATGACTCTGTACACAAATCGTTAATTGCGTTGGCGGAGAGCAGTGAGCACGATTCACACTCGTTTAATACGAGCGAGCCACTTAGCAGGCGGTCCCAGAGCCTCTCTGGTTTACTCTCCATTTTAAATCCCTGTATTCTTACAGCCGGCAACTGCCCAGGGTTGGCATAGAAGGTTGAGTTATTGTCATTATACCTACAATATGACTGGCACGAGTAGTAGGAGTTGAACCCACATTGGAGAGATTAGAAATCTCTTGCCTATCCGTTAGGCTATACTCGTAAAATACAAGGCACAAAAAAATGTATCAGTTTAAAAGAATAATCCGATAAAATCGCTGTATATGCCTTTAAGTGGAGCACCATATGGGACTCGAACCCACGACGTCTGCTTGGAAGGCAGAAATGTTACCGTTACACTAATGGTGCATAAATGGTGAGGGTGGAGAGGTTCGAACTCTCGACCACTTGATTTGGCATGTAATTTAAGACTTGAACTTAAATTTTTGACCAAGTATCATCATCAATGGATTTTATAATAGTTTTTTTAGTTGGTAAATTATAAGTTTTACACCATTTTCTTATAGCATTATCACTTACAGAAAATAATTTTCCTATAGAAACGAAAGATTGCTCTCTTATTAAGAGTTTAAGCTCTTCTCTATCTGGTCTTATTACTTTCTGTTGAGCTTTTCTTGAACATTCAACGCAACGTATAGCACCTTTTGTAATTAATTTTCCACAATTAATACAATAATAGCTGTTTTTATTTGGAACATAGGCAATTCCCTCATCATCCAATAAATATTGTTTTCCTTTATGGAAAGAAGTATGGTCAGCTTTCGTTTTAAATATTAAGAGATTATCTGGAGAATTATTATTTCTTTTATAATCTTTATGATGAACAACTTCTTCTTTTTTTAAAGGTCTACCAAGTTTTTGCTCTGCGATAATTATATGTTCATATACCAAACCATTCGAACTTGCTCTATGATGTTCTGGCATATATATAGCAATATAACCATTAATATCCATTAATATTTACCTATCAACGTGTTTCATTACACTAATTACATAAAAGTCAAGTGCTCTGCCAACTGAGCTACACCCTCACATATTGGAGCCGATAACAGGTTATGCTCCCGTGTCTAAAGATTACAAGTCTATTGTTTTACTAATTAAACTATATCGGCAAATACAAGGCGCAGAAAAAGTATAAAGCATACTATAAAACTTTAAAAATTTTGCTGTAAGCGCCTTAATCTAATTATTTGTCTCTCCAACTTCCCAAAAGAGGCTGGTTTCTTTCATTACTCGAAACTTTTTTGGCATCATAGAAGTAAGTTGAATTTTTCGGAAAATGGTGTCAGAAAAATTCTTAAACGCACACCTCGCCTGCCACAGCGATAATGTCTTCCTACTTAGGGGCTTAGAACCCTGTAATAACGTAATCTATCGGTACCATATAAAATATCAAGTCATTACGCGTAGTTACATCTTATTTTTTGAGAGAAGAGAAAAGTAAGAAAGGAAAGGGGTCTCTTCTCTCAACTTCTATATATATTATATAAGAAAA